CCACCTAGTTTCCCAACTGTAATTTCATTTACTCCACCTAGTTTCCCAACTGTAATTTCATTTACACCACCTAGTTTCCCAACTGTAATTTCATTTACTCCACCTAGTTTCCCAACTGTAATTTCATTTACACCACCTAGTTTCCCAACTGTAATTTCATTTACGCCACCTAGTTTCCCAACTGTAATTTCATTTACACCACCTAGTTTCCCAACTGTAATTTCATTTACACCACCTAGTTTCCCAACTGTAATTTCATTTACACCACCTAGTTTCCCAACTGTAATTTCATTTACACCACCTAGTTTGCCAAGTGAAATTAAATTTGGCCCAGCACCAAGTTTAACAGTAGATTGGGGAACTCCACCAAGTTTAAACTGCACTGTTACAGTTGCTTGTCCATCTAGTGGACCTGCATTTAATTATAAATCAATGGATGGAATAAATGATCTTGACGATCCATCTTTGAGCGTTGAAATCAATGATATTGGAATTCCATCAATAATAAAAGTGATTGCCCCAGTAATACCAGATATAAAAATATTACACGACATTCCAGCATTGATTCGCATAGAATCTTTTAAGATACCAGACAAAATAACACTTGTATCTGATTTTGATATTCCGAAAGAAATTAAAATTACTTCTGATAATATTATTTCTGAAATAAAATTAGTGGCTGAAAATTTACCATCAACAATTAAATTAGAATCCGACTTGCCTAAGTTCATAAGACTGGACATCCCAGAAGATTTCCCAAGGTCAATTAAAATCGATGCAAGTGGAATACCAGATAAAATTCAAGTTGTTGGAATTCCTCCTTCTATTGAGATTGTAGGAAATATACCTTCTGAAATTAAATTGGTAATGCCAGAAAAACCAGAAATAGAACTAGTTTATAAAGGTTCTCCAATTGATGTCAAAATACAATTAGACATAAGCAAGTTAAATGGAGAAAACAATAGTAAGCAGCAATGTGTGGCAATAGTTCCTTGCGGGGATTAATCTAATTGTGTTAGAAGAAATTGAAAAATTATCTTATGAAATAGATAAGTTTTTTGACAATAATTGCAGTGCTTTTATGACTGCTGGTGGAGTTGGCGATCTTCTATTATTGCTTGCAATCGCATATGATCAACACGATCCAAGAATATTGTTTTTGTCAAATGACGATAAAAATATATTTGCAAAATGTTTTTGTGATTTTTTTAATGTCAAATGTTTATTTTACAAAAATATCATATTGAGTGATGGCTATGATTTAATTTATAAAAAATTTACAAGCATGCCATGTTTTAAGCAATCAGCACATTTACCAGATAGAATTACATTTCCGTATAAAGATTGGCATGATATTTCAAAATATATTTCAAGAATAAAAACGAAAACCAATTGGAATAAAATTATAGGAAAAAGCAATATAGTTCCATCAAAATATATAATTTTTGCACCTTCTGGTGGGCTGAGAGATGTTTCAAGAAAAAGATTCCTAACTCAAGATGAATATAATGTTTTAATAGAAAAGCTTCTTGAATTAAAATATTCTATTGTGACAACTGGTAGTTTAGATGATTATAATTATTATAAATTATATAAAAACAAAAACTGTCATTGGCTAACACACAATTGCTTATACAGTTTAAATGAAAAAAAAGATATTAGATTTTTAGATTTTTTGCAAATACTTAATTCCTCCACTGATTGCATAAGTGTTGACACATATTTAAAAACATTAATTTTACTTTTACAAAAAAAAGCCAAAGTAATTAGAAGTACATTTGATGGTAAATATAAAAATTTTGGAATTGATGTTTCAGACCAAATATTTTTAAATAAAAGCATATGGGGAAAAATAAAGTGTTACACATTTGAAGAATTGATATTCGATCTAAATACTAAAAACAAACTACTCTTTTAGAACATGAAAACATCAAAAAGAATTAAAATTTACCAAGATGGAAATGAGTATATCAAAACCGATAGCAATATGTGGGTGCGGAACTTTACAAAAACAAACTGCCCACAAATTGATTTAAACAAAACATATAATCCAAGTGATTATTTTGTTTTTTTAAAAAATGAAATTCAAAATAGCATGCAAAAACACATGTGGGTTAATCATGAAAATTTAAATCATGATAAGATTCTAATTATTAGTGATGGATTTAATTTTGAAAAAAAACAAAAAATTTTAGCATCTATTCCAAAAGACATAACAGTAATTGGAGTGTTGGGTTCTTTAGCAAAATGGAATACAAACAATAGAAATATGGATTATTATGTTGTTAACAACCCTTACAAAGATTGTGTGAAATATTTCGGAAAAAGACATATCAGAAACTTTCCAAAATGTATAGCATCATTAAAAACCAATTCTGATTTCGTAGCTAATTATAGAGGAAGAATGTTAAAATATCTTCCTGTTTACGAAGGTGGATATACTTCTAAATATGCCAAGGAAACAGACGCACAAATTGACGATTACAGAAATCCAATTTGTGCAGCCATTCAATTGGCATTTATGTTTAATGCATATAAAATATTTTTATATTGTTGTGATGATAGCTTCGAAGGTGAAAGGCCAAGTGCGGAGAAATTAGAAAATGGATTGTATCAATATCCACAACAAAGAATAGCTCATGAAATCATTGATGCAAAATTGTTTTGGTTAAAAATGTTACCTTATCAGGAAATTAAAATATTTTATAACTCGAATGGTTTAAAGTTTGAAAATGCAACATATATAGAAGAAGATGAAATACTTAATGTTATGAAGTGAAAATATGAACAACCCATTTAATTTTTTTAATTTATCTGATTTCAAAAAATGGATAAAAAACCATGATGATAATAATCAAGAAAAAGAATCATTTATTGGAAAAAGAATAAAACCAAAAAGCAATATAGAAAATTTCGAAGAAAAAATACAAATCGAAATAGGAGATGAAAAAGAGATAGTCGAAGAGTTTAGCAAAAGTGGTGGGAAAATAATTGAACAAGATGGCAATAAATTCATGATTGAAGTTAAATCTGGAAATTTCATTTGTCATAAAAGATTTTTGAAAAAGATCAACTAGACTTTCGCACCATGACTTTAATTTGATTTATATTTTTTGTATATATCTCTGGGGAAATTGCAGAGGTAATTGATCCATATTCTTGAATGTTAGATAAAGGGATATTCGAATATCCTCTTAATTTCAATTGCGACCTTAATGCCAGATAATCATTTGCTGATTCAATCCATGGTTCAAATAATAATCTGTTTTCATAAATTGATTTTTTTATAAAGTTTTTATAATCCGATGGAAGCCTTAAATCATCTACATTTTCAAGATGAGATGCAAGTATTTTTTTTCCTCTTAATTGAGTAAGCAATTTGACACCAGTCTTATCTCTTCTTGCTATGTAAATCCAAATAATTGAATCATTCACTGCCATGATTGGTATCCTTTTTTGAATTTTTAAATAATTCTTCGAAAATAACCTCTAAAAGTATTCTCTTATAAATATCATCTTGCCCTAAATTAGTTGATAATATGTCAAAAGCCTCAATAAATTCTTGTGTTTTTTGAAGATCCGAACTCATGTTTTTACCTTTTCATCAATTTAAGCGTGTGCAAAACAAATATTGTTGCTCATATTTCGGAAGCAATAATGATTATCTAATATTACTTAAAAATCTTAGACCATATATCGAACAACAATTTAATGGCATAAAAATATATATAGCTTGTAAAGACGAATCATATTATTTATTACATGACGAACCAAGAGTCGTAAAAAAAAGTGAATTTGTAAAGCAAGATTTTTGTTATGTAAGAGAAATAAAAGTGAATTTACAAAAAAAAATTCACCCAATACATGAACTTATAATCGAATCAGACATAAAGATTCCATGTTTTGAATTAAATAAATGCATAAATTCAAATAGAGTAAGTGTATTTACCGAAGGAATATACCCAACAAAATCATTGGATTTTAATCAAATAGAAAATTTAAAAAAAATAATACAAAGAAAAGGCCTTACATATGTTGATAAATTAGAAGATGCAAATCAGATATATTCTGTAGAAAATGAAGTATTTGTTGCTTCTATTTTTAAAGGAATTAAATGTACTTTAATAGAAAGTGGATTGGGAACTTCTTTCTATAAGTCCTTATTTCCTGAATTAAATTTAATTTCGCTATGATCGGTCAACTACCCCGCCCATGAAGAGGTTTACTCCGAAGCGGAGTAAACTTTTGCTTGCAAAAGCAGGGGCTTCCTAATTGGTGAAAATTTTTATATTTTATAAAAAATAAGATGACTTCAAAAAGCTATATAACTGAGAATTTATTTTTTCATAATAGGAGCAATATGAGCGAGTTCAGAGTAAAACTAAATAATAGCAAGCAGGGAATAATGGATGTTAATCCCGCCACACAGGCTCAGTTCTCTACTTCTGTTCAAAGAACTATCTTTGTTCAAGGGCCGGGAAAAAAATACCGAAAACTTTTTGACGGAGAACAATTCTTTGACTGCAATTACTGGAAAAAGTTCGCATATCCTCAAATGGAACAAGAACAGGCCTTCATCGAAGTAGTTTCTGATGATGGTTCTGTCTATAGTGAAAACCCAGCAGAAAATAATTTCCCTTCAGTTTATACCTTGACAGTAAGTCCAGGAACGACATTTGAAGACAATATTGTTGATATAGCTGGTGATACTGATTCATTCTCTAATTTTGTACAAATTAGTAATTTGGGATCAAATCAAATAAATGTTAGGCTTAATGGTTTAGAAAGTGCAATATTCACACTTGGACAGGCAGAAACTCAAGTTTTCAATAGTGGCGATCTATTGGTTACAAAGTTAGAGTTCACAAATACCATTTCCGGTGCAATTGATGCAGATGTTCAAGTTCTTTGTTCTGTAAGAACATCTTGCTTAAGTTAAACTTATATTGTCACGCAACGGTAAAAGTAAAATAAATCAAAAATACCACTATCTTAAAATAGTGGTATTTTTTTTAAGAGAAGCAATGGCCGAATTAAAGAAATCAGAATACATACAATCAACATTGTCAATTAAAGATTTTTTTCAAAGAAGAAATCAAGTTTTGTTACATCATGACAAAGGTGGTTTGGGCGATGTTCTTATGCATCGAATGCTATTGACAGATATGCATAATCACTTGCCAAACGCAGAATTCACAGTCGCTTGTCTGCCAGAATATGCCGAAGCAACTACTGATCATCCTTATGTTAAAAATGTTGTCGATTCTAGAATTGTTAATCCGAATGATTACATTGTGTGTTTTAATACATGTGTAAGTATAGCCGATAGATATGAAAATATAAATGCTCCACATTACACTAATCATAGAAGTGATATTTGGGCAAAATATTGTGGGCTTGAATTAACAAGTCATGATATGTGTTTTGTTATTGAAGAAGAAAGAAAAAATAGAATAAAAAAAGAATTAGAAAAATATAAAAAAAATAATGGAGCATTAATTGGATTTTGTCCTGTATCAAAAATGGCAAATAAAACATTATTGCCAAATCAAATAAAATGTATTGCCGATTATTGCAAAGATCACAATTTGATAGCACTTCATAAATCTCCGATATTAGATTGTGAAAAATTACAATTGCCAACAATATGCCCTCAAAATTTAAAAGATTGGATTTGTTATATTAGTTGCATGGATTATATGATAACTGTTGACACCGCTGCTTTTCATGCTGCTGGAGGTTTAAAAAAACCATTGGTTGGTATTTTTACTTTTGCAAATGGTAAAACTTATGGTAAATATTATGACTTCATACTTGTTCAAAAGCATAGAGACAATGGAAATTGGGATTGTGGGCCATGTTTTGTATTTGGTAATTGCCACAAATCAAAAAAAGCAATTAAGCCATGTTTGTCAGAACTTACTGAACTTGAAATTATAGAAGGAATTAAAAAGATGTTTGAAAAATGGCCTAAATGCACACTATATTAAATTTAAGAGGTTAATGTGGCACAACTTATAAAAGCTAGTGATATTAAGGTTATTACAAAAGATGGCGAATGTAAGCTATCTATAAGTATAGATTTAAATATAAATCTAAACACTTCTGGCGTAACTGTTGGTGTTCAAAACGCAAAAGTTGAGCAAAAAAAAGAAGAAAGTGCAATGTGGGAAGTTCCAGATTTTGCACAAATACCAAAATTAAATTTTGGAAAAAAAGCATAAAAACATAAAATGAAAGGTGAATAAAATGGCAAGTTGTGGCTTTGATGTAGGTACTTATAATCTGGTTTCCTGTAGAAGAGATGGAAATGGCAACTTTGTAAATAAAAGAGAAGTTAATGCATTTTTAGAATTACCATTAGAAAATAGGTTTGTTTTCGACATGATGAAACAAGCTGGTGTTCCTCTTATAGAAAGAGAAAATGTAGCATACGCTCTTGGTGAGGCTGCTGTAAATATGGCCTATACCATGAGCCAAATTGAGCTTAAAAGACCTATGTCCGGTGGCTGTGTAAATCCAAAAGAAAGAGATGCTTTTCAAATTCTTTCTATCATGATTCATGGTCTTTTAGATGGAGTAAAACAGAATAATGAAACAGTATATTATTGTGTTCCAGCAAACGCCATTAATGAAGATACAGATGCCGATTATCACCAAAAGGTTTTAGAAGCAATATTCAAAGCATATAGATCCGAAGAAGGATATTCTGTTAATGCATATCCAATTAATGAAGCTCTTGCTTTGGTTTATGCAGAATTAGGGAAAAAAGCATACACGGGAATTGGAATCTCATTTGGTGCTGGGATGGTGAATCTATGCTACTCGATGTATGGAAATCCTATTTTCAAATTTGCAATTGTAAATAGTGGAGATTGGATTGATAAACAAGCAGCAAAAGCAACTGGCGAAAGTCCAACATTCATCAATAAAGAAAAGACCAAAGTCGATCTAAGTGCGATTCCAACTAATTTAGTCGAAAGAGCAATTCAAACACAATATAGAATTATGATTGAACATACTATAAATGAAATTAAAAAAGGATTATCTACTGCGAATAAAGCTATTCACACTGATACGCCAGTTGATATTGTCATTGCTGGTGGAACTTCATCCCCACCAGGCTTTGATAAATTGTTCAGAGAAACCTTAATGCAAGCAAAACTTAACATTAAGATTGGCGAAGTTATTAGACCAGAAGATCCTTTATTTAGTGTTGCCAGAGGATGTTTAATTGCTGCCGAAACCGCTAGGTAATTTTAAAAAGAAAGAAAGAAAGAAATGAGTAAGCAAAAAAATGTAAGTGATTTGGGAACTGCCGCATATTTACTTATGCATGATTATAAGGTTATAGGAAGAAAAGCAAAAGATATTTACTTCTTAACCACAGATGAAGAAAATCCTGATAAATTTGATCAAATCACATTAGATTATCTCTCTAGTGAATTTCACAGATTTGATGCCTGTATCATGTCTCTTAAAAAAATTGGAGATTATCATTTTCAGTCAAAAAATCAAAGATTTGTAACAGACCTTGGTGCAGCAGCATATATTTTAATGCATAAATACAAAGTTCTTGGAAAAAAAGGCAAAGCTATCTATTTCGAAATAGAAGAAGAAGGTTGCGATAAATTTGATGAACTTAGTTTGGAATACCTATCAAGCGATTTTCATAGATTTGATTCTTGTCTTATGTCTTTGAAAAAAATCAATGAATATATGAGCAATCAAATAAATTGATAATAGCAATTATCTAAATCATCATATCTCCAACTATATACATTTAGTAATAATGGAGAAAATATGGAATTAGATCACGACTTAAAAACAAAAATCGATACAACGGTAGATAGTCTTGTAAACATATTAAAAAGAGACTTATTATCACCATCGTCTCCCAAAAGAGGCATGTGGGATAGGTTTAAAAATTGGATGTCTAATGTTGTATACGGAAGATATGGAAGAACTAATCCTTATTATTTCGTAAATCGTTTAGGCGATATGGGTGGTGTTCCACTTCCCGAAAAAAATAAACCTGCATCTGATGAAATTCCCATACCCAAAAAAGAAAACTACAGCCCAATATTTAAAAAAAGATTAACTATTGAAGAGTATAGAATATTGGGAAAAGAATTCGAAATATTTGAAAATAAATTATCAAATATTTTAGAAGTAAGTATGCCTAAAGGTGCAGAAAATCTACAAATCATAAGAATGCTAGATGATCTTGCCCAAAATTTAAAAAAAGCCATTTCAAAAATTGTATCTGATCATATGGCTATTATGGCGACAAAAGGAGTTACAGCACCAGTAGAAAAAACAACAGAAGAACCAGAAAATACAAAAGATTCAGAAACAACGGAAGAACCAGAGCCAGTAGTTCGTAACGATATTAAACGGGATTATGGCGTTAGAATAAACAAAGCTTTAGAAGATCTTGAAGATGCATTTAAAAATAAAGGTATGCCAGAAGAAATATATAATTCAATAAAAAAGAATCTTATAGAAATAGGAGATAACTCTCTACGGAATGGTTGGCAACCAGATGTTGAAGATAAATTGACAGATTTAGAAAACAAAATAAGTGGTGTGTCAACTATGAAAGTCGAACCAACTTTCTATAGGGATAAAGATGAAATTAAAGATGTGACTGAAGAGGAATTCCCTTTTGATGTTCCAGATACCAAAGAAGGACTTGAAAAAATTAGAATAAAAATCAGAACCAACAAAGAGTATAAAAATGCTTTTAAAAATTGGGGAAGAATAGAGTCAAAAGAAGATATAGAAATTTTCAATAAATTAAATGAAAAAGTAGACAAAATATTATCTGGAGGAGAAGATATTCCTTTGGATATTCAAGAAAAAATCATAAAAAAATACAAAGTTTTTGTAAACCATGTAATTAAAAGCCAAGAAAAAAATGACGAAACAATAAAATTTGAATCTCGCATTAGTCCTTTGTATTCTTTGAGCTTAAAAGAAAAAACAATCTATATAAAAGAATTAATTTCAGAAAGACAAAGGTAATTATGCCATTTTCAAGTAAAGCACAATCTAAAAAATGTTTTGTCACAAAAGGATTTGGTGGCAAAGTAGATTGCGAAGAATGGGCTTCAAAAACCGACTATAAAAGTATTCCAGATAAAATAAAAAGAAAGTCATTTAAAGAATGGCTTGAACTAAAAGAAAAAAATAAATTCAATTGTCGGAACCAGTAATTTTTGAAGGAAATTTAGTTGGTGGCAATTCGTAAAATCTAAAAATCTGTTCTTGACTCAAACTACCATTCCCATTTTTTTTATTTAACTTATTTTGTGCAGAATTTTCAGATTCTCCACCATCATCATTCGCTTCTCCAACAAGGGTTTTTCCAGACATAATCAATTGCATGGCCTTAGCTGCCTTTTTGTGCAATTCTTCTGTATATGGCAATCTATAGGCTCTAGGCTCAGAATTATTTTTCTTTGACGAGAATGGCTTTAAAAATAGATTGGTGTCAATCTCCTTGACATTATTATCATCATCGACTTCAGTAGCCCAAATGAAAATATTGCCAAGATTTTTCGAATTAATTTTAGATGGCTCTTGCACCAAAAGCCAATGAATCACTGTTTTGTTTGGAAATTTAGATTCTGTTGCCCAACCACTTAAATCACTAAGTGAAAACCACATGAGAAAACTAAAATATAAAGACAAAAATACAAACACAAGCTTAAAATACCAAGCTCCTCTGGAATACAATATAATCCATAATCCTATAGATGCTAAAATAATGAATGTTAAAGGAATTCCAATTGCATTTATGTTCATTTTTTCCTCAAGGTGTTTCTGGCGGTATTATTGGAACATTTGCTGGTTGTTGGCCTTGTTTGTTTCTTGTTCCCAAAAGCTTCTTTTCTAAATCAGAAACACTTTCGAGATCACCTTTAGAATTTATTTTAAATCTAAATGCCGTTTTTTCATCGCCAGCTTTATTTAATGTTATCTTTCTTTGTACCAAAACCGAATAAGTAGGACTTACTTTTTCAAGCTGAACTGTAACTTCCGTTGGAAATTGATGATTAAAATTATATGCATGAATATTCACACAATATTCCCCAACAGTAGTACCACGCAAGGTTATAATTTCTTTATTTTCGTTATATGTTATTTTCCCAAAACGAGTATTTACAGTATCATTCTTATGGCCCAAATCATCTCTATCCAAATGCATCAATCCATCTTCTCTACGCACAAAACATACCAAATTTCCTTCTGGATCTTCTACATATGCGTCAACATCATTGTCTAATTCTTTTGGCCATGTAAAAGTTATGAGATATGAAGCTTTAACATCTGGTGTTTTTTTATTTTGATTTATAAGTGCGAAAGCTAAAACAAAAAGACAAGCAAAAGCTAAAAGCATATTAAAGAGCAAATCCAAAAAAGATGTATTACAGCTATAGTTTTTTCTTATTTTCATATTTAATCTTTTTTATTTTTAAGAGCATTTTCAAGTTTATCAAGTTCTATAGAAACCAAAAAAAATTGTAATTTCAAAAAGGAACCACAAACAAGACCAACTATAGTTGTATACAATGCCGTTGCCATGCTTTGACCTAGTTGTGATAATAATTGCTGGACTGTTTGTATGTTTTGTATATCCAATGTATTAAAACCAGATAACATCATTATAAATCCAACTATAGTTCCTATCATTCCAAGAGTTAAGCACAATTCACTTGTAAACCATCCTATTTCAGCCTTATTTACATAATCATTTAAGGCTACTTCTCCAAATTTTTTACCATTTTTACAAATAAGATAAGAAATGTTTCCGCAAAATATAGTGCATATTAAAAATACAATATAAGTAAAATAACTTATGAAGCTACTGTCCTTAACCCAAATTTCTTTTGCAAAACCAGTATATGATGTGAATATTGATAGAACGCAGATTATAGTAAAGATCAACCACCACTGTAAGAATAAAATATATTTCATGTTTTTCCTTTTTGTAGTTTCGCAGTTAGCTCCGCTAAGTCCTCTATATTTATGAATTGATCTTCATTTGTTTCACTGGTTTTTTTAGGATTTTTCATATTCTCTTTAACTTCTTCAATGATCTTAATGTGTTCGGGATTTTGCTGATCAAGAACTTGTTCCTCAATAATGCCAATAACCTGAGAAAAAAAATAGAAGTTTTTACAAGCTGTCAATGCATGAGTGGTAAATATCCCATCATCATCAATTTCATCGACAACACCAGTGAAAAAATCTGCAAATTGAGCATCATTAAAATCTCTCTTTGCTATAGGATGAGTCAGAATTGTGCAAATTTTCCCTTGGAATTTTTGCTGTAGTTTTTTTACTGTTGTTATTTTCATGGTAATCCAATTGAGTTAATGTTTATAGAAAACCAAGAATATCACCAGACATTCCATGTGGTGCCAAAAAATCAACGGCTTTTTGTTTTTGTTTTATCCAAGCATTTAAAATTACTGCTCCAACTTCAATATACATCTCATTCCAGTCATTATACTGTTCTGGTGGTCTTACAAACATTAGCTTGTCATTAGAATTTATGTTCTTACTTAAAGATAACATATTCATCATTTTAGCACTACCCTGAGAACCAGCCTTATCTCTATCCAAACAAATAACAACTTTATAATCAGACAGCATAATTGCTTGTTTTTCGCTCATATTCTTGCCACCACACGCAGCAGCACTCAATTCACACAATTTCAAGCTTATTGCATTGAATTCGCCTTCGCAAAGGTATAATGTTTTTCCTTTTTGTGGCCAATTTCCAGCCATATAAATCACATCTTCTTTTCCAACACCACATTCTTTTGGTGGCCCTAAATATCTAAGTTTTGCTTTAGGACTAATATGCCTTGAATTCCAATAAATCAATCTTCCATCACGACCATAATAAGGAATGACAATCCTAAACTTATATGGCTGTTCCATACAAACATAAAGACCATCTATTGGTATTTTCCTACGAGACAAATAATCTTCTGCATGCTTTCTGAACCAATTATTTGTTCCAAGCTCAGATATCAAATTAGAACCATAAGGTAATTGTAAACCAGATTTTTGCTTAGGCTCTTCTATAACTTCAGATTGATCATTAAAAAATTCATCCAATTTCTTTTCTAATTGTGCTATTGTCTGATATCCAAGCAAAGTAGATAAAGCTTCTTCACGAGAACACTTATCGACTAATTGAACAAGTTTTACCAACGAACCCTTTTGATCAGTCTTCCAACAATGATAAACGCCAAAATCTCTAGATTTCTTGCCACCAGTCGGATTGCACCACAAATGATGTTTTGTATCATCTGAAAATATACTATTCAAATGAATTTCATTACCTTTAACAATCACATCGCTAAATCTAGATTCTGCCCATTCAACAAATTTGTCAAAATTTATTGCCATTTTAATTCTTTCTCTTTACAATTAAGCGGAGAAACAAAAATGAACATTGAACATATCTCGGTATCTAGAAAACAGTGCTTCGATACTTGTCATGCCCAATACAAATACAGGTATCATTTGAAGATTATATCAAATGAACCAGTTGCTGACCACTTCACATATGGAAAAATTGTCCATAAAGTTGCAGAACATTATGTGATGGAAAAAGGTAAAAAACCAATAGAAGAAATTGCCTCAGAAATTTTGACTGGTAAAATCATGTTGGAACAGAACAATCCTTCGCCCCCATTGCCTTCACAATACAAAAAAAAATTACCAATTCATTTGGCAAATGTCAAAACAATTACCGATAGAATTGGTTTTGATGGCGAATTAGAGTGGGAATTCAATTATGATATTGATCCACCAAATAATAAAAAAATAAAAGGATTTATTGATCGACTTATTATTCGTGAAGATAAATTCTTTATTCTTGATTACAAAACCACGAAACAAGGAATGTGGCGAAAAAATAAAAGTAATATAGGAAAAGACCTACAATTAAGAACATATGGAAAAATAATTCAAAATCACTTTGGTGCAAAAGCAGAAAACATCAAAGCAGCTTTGTTTTATCTAGAAGGATCTGAAATAGTATCGACTGGATTCACACAAGAAAGTCTTGATTCAGCACAACAAGAACTTATAGAAACTTATGATCGCATAGTTTCCTCTGATCCATCTTTAGTTGTTGGATCAGTAGGAAACCATTGTAGATTTTGTGATTATAGAAAGGTTTGTACCTTTTATAAAAATTAGTCACGAATGACTACGCCAGAAAGTACTAGCCAATCAGGAACAATATTAACCTGTCCAGCTTGCAATGCTGCATCCCAACCTTTAGCACTGCCAGTTTGAGGCATTAAAGGTCTTGCGTTTGCTTGATCTTGCTTTCCTTTAATTGACTGCAATAGTAATACATTTTTCCACAAATAATCAACTGCTTGATTTTCATCTTTTATTTCTGGTATTACTTTTGTAAAGATAGGAAGCGTTTGTGCGGCTTTTAACTTTTCCAATACATAATCTTTAAAAACTTGCTCAGATATGGTCATTAAATCCACTCCGCTATCAGACTCTAATTTTACTGTGCCACTTTTTGCAGTTAGTGCCAATTGAGTAGTTTTTAGTGCATCAAGAGAGGAATTAATTCCTTCTAAAATTTTACAATTAATTTCTGATTGTGGATTAAAAACAAAATATTGTGACCATCTATGATGACCATCAATAATTGCATATTTTCCATCTTTTGTAGCTCCAACAATAATACTACCAGGAATAGCAGAAGGATCACCAGATAAAAGTTTTTCTGGTTTTTGTATTCCCATGTCTATTGATTTGCTTAGATAAATTTCAGCTTGAGTTGGAATCAGTTTATTGGCAGGAATTGGCTTATCAGAAATGGCTATTTTATCTTTTTGTCCATCTCCACTATTCAACAATTCTAAAAATTCTGGTTTATTTATTGCATTTTGCAATTGACTTATAAAATTTTCCATATTTGGAGCAGCCATTATAGATTTTAATACTTCTGTAACTTGTTGCTGTCCTGCTGCTGGTGCTTGTTTAGCCACTTGTTGTTGCCCCACTACTGGTGTTTGTGGTGCTACTGGTGCTTGTTTAGCCACTTGTTGTTGCCCCACTACTGGTGTTTGTGGTGCTACTGGTGCTTCTTCTTTTATTTGGCTCCAAAACTCTAAAAATGATTTCATTATGTCTCCTGTTATTGATTTATTATATATAATATAAAATTTTAATTTTCTGCCAATAATCCAGATAAAGTCAACCAATCTGGGATGACATTTATTTTTCCTTGTTCTAAGTCTTTTTCAAATCCTTTGGCAGCACCACCAGTTTGAGGCATTAAACCTCTTGATTCTTTTCCTAAATTGTATTTTCTTATTTTTAATACATTATTCCAAAGAAAATCAACCACATCATCAACATTTTTGGCTAAATTCTTATCAATAAATATTTGTAATGATTTTTCTGTAATTATATTTTTAATATGGTTTTCAAATGATTCGTAATCTATGGTGAATAGATTAGTTTCACTTCCAGAAGCTGAAGGAACACTACTTAATTTTGCAGCAACAGCTAAATGTGCTATTTTTAATCCTCTTAAATATGAATTTAAATTTTCAATTATCAAACAAGGAACTTCTGATTGCGGATTAAATAGAAAATATTGTGACCACCTATGATGACCATCAAGAATGAAAACACTACCATTCACCATACAAGTGACTACATAGCCCTTTACTTGTGCATTACCATCAAGGAATTGTGCAAGGTTGCCAAATCTATCAGTTAATCCATTATCTAAAGATGATTCAAGAAAAATTTCATCTTGAGTTGGAATTAAATCAGCTACAGGTATATTTTTTCTTGTGATTTTCAAAGCATCATTTTCATCACCAGATTTTAAAAAATCAACAAACTTAGGGTTAGAAATAAATTGCTTAAGATTTGATACGAAATTTCCAAGATCAAGATTGTCAGACATCATTTTTCTTAATGTTGATTGAAGTTCGGTATATTCATCAGAAGATAAATTGTTATTTTCTTTATAATCTAAAAATTCTAAAAATGTCATCATATAAAAACCTTAATTTGGAATCAAAATATATTCTTCGTCATACTTATTCTGCCTAACAGTTCTATCAATAATTTTTAATTTTTTAGCTAAATCAAAATCTGGTCTGATCTTGAGTAAAAATTCATATCCATTTTTTGTCCATATATCATGAATTACTGGCAGTGGCGTAAAATAACCCTCACTTGTTCCTTTATACATTGATGTTGCCCAACAAGTTGCAATGTAATATTTATCATCCATTAAACCACCACCAGAACGGCCTGGTCTTGGGCTATTTTTTATTGTTGTCAGACTTTCATTAATTACACCAACCACTTCGACCTCATAATGAGCCACTTCGTCACCACCATCACATCCACAACTATGCATAATACTACCTTTTTTATACTGGTAATTTTTAGGTGCAATTGGAAAATAATTTGGCACCCAATCTGGTTCAAACGAAACAAGTGCTGTGTCTGCTCCAGTGATATGATTGTAAAAAAGAACTTTCGCAGTATATGTTTTTGGTTCTGCTAATTTTTTTTCATTATGAAACCATGTGATTATTTTACATGTTATATTTCTTTTTAATCCTTCTTGAGAATTCATAACTCCATAATTCCAAAGATGACCACATGTAGCCACATAAGCTATGTTTTTTAAAGAATCGTAATAAACTATAGTTCCAGAACCAGAACCATCCGACACAGCTATTTTAACCGATGGTGCCAACCATTTTCTAAATTCAATCCCTCTTTGCTCGACAGGTGCTTCGCCATAATAGCCAATTTTTGATGGCAATAATGGCATTTTGTCAAGAGGATGTACTTTTATTTCTTGACCAAATGCCAAATTTGTAGATAAAATAGTAAATAAACAGAAAAGGTTTATAATAAATTTTTTCATATTTCCTCTTTTAGAGTAATTCCTTATGTATATAGACGAAAATGTTTTAACTCTAACGGTATCTCACAATATCTTTCTTACAAAAGAGCAGAGATATTTATTTGCAGAACCAGATGCAGAAATAGAAGCTATAGGGGTATCAGTTCCAATATGGTTCTTAAATGGAAAAACATCAGAACCTGCAATTGAAGTTTTTTGTAAATATAAGCTTAAAATAGATGATGGAAAAAAGGCAGTCACAAAGTTTGATGAAGGTTATAACATATTTTTACCACCATTCTTAGACAATAGCACTTTACCAATAGGTATTATGCTTAGAGATTCAAAAGATGGCGGAAAAGAAAGTCTACAATACAAAGAATATAGTCGTATAAAAAAGAAAACTATAAATTACAGTATAGTTCACATTATTGAAATATATGACGATCAAAGATTGATATCAACTATAATTTAAGGTACATCTCTAAGAGATAGAGTCATTCTCAAACTAAGCACATCTCCACTTGTCAATGTTGATGGGGTTGACAATGAAACGCTTGAGATAAGACTTCCTGTATTATCTGATTTATTTGTCAAAAACAAATTATACATGGGTCCATAAGAACCACCACTAGCAACAAATGAAACCACATTAGATAAAGCTTTATGAATACTTGTTTCCGCAGAAATAGTCCATCCTGTATTGCCTGTAGATGTTGAATTCAGTGGTTGTCTTGTGTACCCGCTTCCAGTAGGTTCGCCAACTAAGCTTGTCATACTGTCGGCATAAGTTATTGCTGTTCTTGAGTCCAAGCCAAGATAATATATTGGTGTTGGCAGTGTACCATCATTATAAAATAAAGTTTTTAAAAATAATTCTTCTCCTTGAGAATGAAGAATATTATAAAGATTTTTATCTTCCCAAATAATCTCATTATTTCTTATGTGTTGTGCATGAGTTATTTTTAAAATTCCATTCCAATTTGTTTTCATATTTTCACCTAATCTATAATAGTTTTTATTTCTTTGTCTTGTTTTATAAATGATGAATTAATCTTATTTTGTTCAAAGTTGATTAATTCGTCAATTTTCGAAATAGCTTTTTTTGCATCTATTGGATTTATTAGTGTGCCATTTTTTAGAACCATATTAGAAGATACAAATTCAGACTTTTTGTTTTCTTTGATTTGTTTTTGTTCAATTTTTTGCAAAGCTGTTTTCAAATAGAAGTTTATTTCTGCCATTTGAAAATCTCCAGATGTTCCAGACAAAGCCATGGAAATATAATTTTTAATTTCATTTAAATTAACTTTCATGCGACTCCAATTCTAGATATCTTATTTTTTGCAAACAATCTTTAACTCTAAAAAAACCTTCTTCAAAAATTACTTGATTTAACTTTAATTTAATCTTCCAAATGTCCATTCCATCTTTTTGTTCTGGTCTTTTTAAATCCAAAGGAAAATAAAAATATTCATTTATTTTATTTAAATAAAAACTTCTTTTAAAGCTATTTATCTTTTTGTTATTATCGGTTTTTTCTTGAATATAGAAATCGAAATAATGTTTAATTGGATTGAACAACCTGTCTCTTAATATTTCAAAATCTTGATTGCAATTAGATGACTCTTCAGAAATATATTTAATACCATTGTCATCCATTGATAAAAATATATTTCCATCGCCAACTTGAATTTTAGCAGAATCATCAGTTAAAATATGAACAATAACATCAGTTCCATTCCAATTTGTTTCTTGAATCGCTTCATTTATATAAATGTCCAAAATTTTAAATTTATTTAATATCTTGGAACATTTTGATTCTATCACAAATGAAATGTCATCTAAATTAACATCTTCTTTTAAAAAATAAAATGATTTAATATTTGTAATATTTTCTTCTATTCTTCTAATTTTATAATTTTCTCTTATAGATGCCCATTCGAAGAAATGTTCAAATTCTTTTAGATATTCAGATTCGTTAGGCGAACATATATTTAAAAGTAATTTAAATTTTTTTGGATAATTTATAAAATCTAAATCTTTAGATAATTCTGACAAATCAATATAATACTCACGCAATTCACGCTTGTTCTTAAAAACAAAACATATGTCTTGCACATTTTTTTTGTACTCAGAAATATCATAATTCACTTTTGATTTATGATATTTTTTTTCAATGTATTTTTGTAGCGACATAATTTACCATCCGAACTCTCTTAGCAAACTTTCATTTTTTCTTCTGAAGGAAACGCCATCAGAATTATAGATATCATCTTCATCAAATAAACTAGATTTTGTAATTTTAAGAATGTCCTCTGGCTTGCCCTCTTCTAGCTCTCTTTTTATTTCTTCGTAAACTTCATTATTTATTTTGTCAATTCTATTCGTATCAATAGAAGCTCCTAATGGAATGTCTTGCATCATAGAATCTCTAACATATAATGCCATGCACATTGACATGATAGCGTCATCGTGCTTTCCTTTTTGAGCTTGTGCCTTTTTAGTCGTTGAATTATATTCAAATGTACCAAGTTCATTTGTAAATCTAATACTATTTATTCTTATTTGTTGATTCATTAATTTATTTTGTAAAGTTTCAAGAAACAATGGACGATTTACCTGCCCCATTTTTATACCAGCCCTAGAATTAGACTTGGTCGAATCAAAATACAAATTATCATAATACAATTGATTTTGTAAATTATTCAAAACAGCTATACCAGGCCCCATATTTTCCACAACCATAAGTGAATTATTATAGTAAATTCCAACTTCTTTTAATGTTTGTGCAAATAGATGTGGAGGTATGGTATTTGAATAAAATTCTGCAACTTGTTCTAAAGTCAGCATATCAATTACTTGGAAGCAACTATTGTCATTGTTTTCTCCCTGACCTTCGGCACAATCTGCACCAATAATATATTCATGACCTTCAACTGGCTCTTTCCATACCCACAAAGCACCTTTGTTCTCTTCTGATTCACAAATTGCTGCAAATCCCATAAGATTGCACCATTTTGCAAATAATTTTCTATTTGGATTGTTGTTTATGGTTTGTTCTGTAAGCTCTCGAACTATCTTGGATGAAAAATAAGTCTCGCCAGTTCCCAAAAACTCTCTTAAAACTTCTTGTAAAAAACCTTTTTCTCCCAACTGAGCTTTTTGTTCCGATGCCCACTTAGGATTATTGTAATCTGGATGTTCCCAATAATCTAAATCTATGATATGAAATAAATTTCTTTTCTCTCTGGCCTCAATATAGGTCTGATGATACCAATTTCCAATACCATTTACAGTGGAAACCAAAGCACAGCTACCACCAGTAGAAAGCACAGGCCACATAGCTTTCCAATGCTTATCCATATCTTCGATAAACGCAACTTCGTCAATAATTAAAAATGTAACGGATTTTCCACGGGCTGCTTGAGGAGAATAAAACTTCAAAGAACTGCCAGTTTCGGTAAACATTTTCAAGTGATCATTCCACTTACCATCTTTTTTTGGCCTAAGCCAATCTGGTAAATTTTCAGAAGCACGATCAATCATCATTCCAATATCTGTGGCTTCTCTATCTGTTTTTGACAATAACATAATTTGTTGATCAGTTTGAAACATGCATTTCCACATGCCCCATAAAAGTGTAACAGTCGTCAAACCACCTTGACGAAACTTTGAAATAATATTGAATCTATGATTCATATAATCACTTATTACTTTGTGCTGATATTTAAACATTATAAATGGAACAAGACCTTTTGTTGGATGTAGAATCTTTACATATTTGTGGCAAAAATACGAAAAGCTATGACAACACTTTATGATTTCTAGTTGCCTTCTATTTGGATCGTATTTTTCAACATGTTCCATGGGTTCATCTGGATCTATTTCCAATTGATATTTGTCAAATGAAAAATATTTAGAATTATATTCACTTGCGTAATATTGCTTTAAGGATTTATATTTTAATCTCCAGATCGAATCAGATGGACTTTTTAAAAATTCTGGTAAACTCATTATTTTAAATGACTTTCTTTTTTTATGAAACTACTTTAAAATATATAGGAAAATGAAATTTTATTTGGGAGATATCATGAAAAAATTACAAATTACAATATTAGTATTAGGATTTATGCTTTTAATTGTTTACATTTCTAAAACAACAAATATAAAAGAATTTCAAGAAAATAATGAAAAACTTGATAAAGAACCTCAAAAATTTGAATCGCTAAATGAAGGTTTATCTAAAATAACAAGCGATTCTTCCCAAAAAACTGTTGAATATTTAGCATCTCAAGAGCTTGAAGGAAGAATGTCTGGTAAAAAAGGCAACATTTTAGCAGCAGAATTTATTAAAAACAAATTTGAGTCTTATGGCTATAAATCAAAATATCAAAAATTCCCAATCAAAAAATTAAATTATGGGCCAAATAAAGAATCTGGGGATGATTTTACAAATAATATTTTAGCATGGTCAGAAGGCAAAGAAGAAAATTTAAAAGATGAAATCATAGTTGTTGGCGCACATATGGATCATATCGGTTATGGACCTCAAATGAGCATGCAGTCAAAAATAAAAATACACCCTGGTGCTGACGATAATGCATCTGGTACTGCTGCTTTACTTGAAATTGCTAAAGGTATGTCAAAACTTAAAAATAAAAGAACAATTTTGTTTATAGCATTTTCAGCAGAAGAAATGGGTTTGCTTGGTAGCCTATATTATGTAAACAACCCATTATTTCCACAAGATAATCCTAATATAAAAAATCATACATTTATGCTTAATATGGATATGATTGGATACCTTAAAAAAGGAAAACAGCTTGCAGGTTTCTCTGATTTAAATAGCTCTGTAGATATTACAAGATATATCGGTGAGCTTAGTGATAAATATAGCTTTGCAAAAAGTATAACCACTAGGGGAACTAGCGGAAGCGATCATGCAAGCTTTTATAATAAAAAAATACCAATAGCATTTCTCCATACTGGAGGACATGATTATTATCACACGCCACAAGACACGGCAGATAAATTAAATTACAACGGTATAGAAAATATTTCAAAATATGCACTAGAATTAATTTGGAAGATATCACAGGAAGAAAATAAACCAGTATTCAATCATAGTGACTTTAAAGAAATGAATTACGATCACGATCATGGAATTAAAAACTTTAACGAATGGAGCAAAAAATGATAACCAAAGACGAACTTTACACCTTGTTGGCAAGCGATCTTCGCAATGAACTAACTCATTTGCATTTTTATTTGCAAAGTGCTGCTTTAGTTCAAGGATTACACTCAAAAGAATATAAAGAACATTTTTTAGAAGAATCCAGCAAAGAATTAAGGCATGTAAGTCAATTTAGTGATCTTCTAGTTGGGCTTGGTATTGAAATAACCAATATACCCTATTATGAAAAATTACCAAAATTAAAGAATCCAGCAGATATATTGAAACAAGCCTTGACACTTGAAGAGGAAGTAGTTTCTAATTACTCAACAAGAATGCATCAAGCTGAAGATTTGAAAACAGTTGATGGTGACTGGATTCATATATTTCTTGAAAAGCAAATAGAAGAAAGCAGATTAGATGTTGACGAATTAAAACAAATTATTCGTGGCATTAATTCTGGATTTTAATTATGTTGAAGAAAATTATAAAGACTCAATTTTTACAATTCAACAAATATCGTATTTGTTTAGAATGTGGTCATAATTTTGTTTTTGATGAAAAATTAACACCATTTCCAATTTCTAAAAGCAGATATGAAAAAATTAAAAATCTTCCTTGCAAAGTTTGTTTCAAGTTATCAAAGTCAAAATAGATAATTTGTATAAGTATTAAAATATTTTATAAAATACACAAAAAATATTGTAGTATTGTTTTTTTTGTGGTAATTTATTTTTGTGGATTTAATTTTTTTTAGAAAGAAGAAAAATATGAAGTATTTTTTTGTAATTGTAATGTGTTTTGTTCCATCATTATCTTATGCCGATGATGGTATTATAAGTAGAATTGTTAATATGACTACAAATGATGTACAAATATCATTTGTAGAAGAAACTAAAATTGAAAAAAAACTAGTTCATGTTTGCAATGGTTGTTTTTTGAAATTTGAATTTCGAGATTATGCTATTACATACCGCAAAAGAGTATGGGTCGAAAAAGTGCCAATTACCCAAAATTTTGCAAAAGTAGTAGTTTTAAACAAGTGTGTTCTTATGCCACAATGTGTTAATGGATATAGTATGATGGTTCCTACTAATGTACAGGAACAAATTATCGTGAATCAACCAACAATAATTGGATACACCGATAAAATCATTAGATGCGGAATACCTTATAAAGTTTACGAACAACCAGTTTATGCCACATTTGCACAATAAACTATTTTTATAATTTTCATAAGACAGGAATAATATCCTGTCTTATTTTTTTGATCTTTCTCTAATATCTAATAGATCAAAATATTTTCATCACGCATTACTACATAAATTTGTAGAGTTTTTAAAAAAAGAGGTTAAAAATGTCATTTTTTCAAAATGTTTTCGCACAAGAATATCAGGGATATCTCAATACAGGCAATGATCGTCAATATTCGCTGACATTTAAAATTGCTGCAAATCAAAATACACAAGATTTCACCTATAGTTGGAATCATGACCCATTTGATTTCTCCGTTTATAATACGATCAAGATAAATTATGCTTGGGATGAAGAATTTAGAAATTGGTCTTCTCTAGAGATAAATATTAGTGGCCTAAACTCCAACGAAGTAACCGCATACGAAGTTGTTAGTTCTTTAAATGCAGATGCTACTTTTGCAAGCATGTTTGAAGCCAGAGTATCAAAAAATGGAATAAAAAATCATGTTTTAATTGTTGCAAATAAAAATCGCCCAAAGCGTATTGTCAAAATGTATATTTCAAACACATCTGCTGAAAGAATTTTAAGATTCAATAAGAAAGCACCTGTTGGCGAAATAATGTCTTTTTTTTCAAGAGATACCATAGACAATAGATTTACCTTTCCTTTAAGCCTTGCCCATTTAATAGAACTCGATCCAGAAAATGAATTCGATGCTCAAATTATTTCAGAAGCTGGATTTGATCCCGATAGCCCAAAAGCAGATTGGGAACTGTTGCGTGGTCGTGCCTCTGGCATATACACATTCAAGAAACAAACCGTAGACGAAGAAGGAAGAATTGTCGAGATAATCGAATATCCAGCAGGTGCATTGGTTGGTGATCTAGCCAGAAAGACCATCTATACCTTCACCGACACAAATACCGAACCTGACGAAATTTTCCAGATACCACATGTTCTCACATCTGATGACTTGATCACGCCTCCTACGCCTCCTGTCGCACCAATCGTTGGAACGGTATGGGGCGTTGGGAATAATGGTAACGGAGAACTTGGCGACAATACAACAGATGACAGATCATCTCCAGTACAGACGATTTGCGGTGGTAGCAATTGGGTTCAAATCAATTGTGGCTATTACAATATCGCTGGTTTGAAGGATGATGGAACTCTTTGGACTTGGGGTCAGAACGAAGATGGTGGTTTAGGTGATAATACAACTGATGATAAATCATCACCTGTTCAAACGATATGTGGTGGAAATGATTGGAAAACAATGGTGGTTGGAACCTATTTCGAACATTGTGCTGCTATAAAGACTGATGGCACATTATGGCTTTGGGGTCATAATTCTGATGGAGAAATTGGTGATGAGACAACTGATGATAAATCATCGCCAGTACAGACGATATGTGGCGGAACTGATTGGAAGCAAGTTGCGTCTGGTGGCAGTCACACAGCAGCTATAAAGGACAATGGAACTTTGTGGTGCTGGGGTCAAAATTCAAATGGACAATTAGGCGACAATACGAGTGTAACTAAATCATCACCAGTTCAAACAATATGTGGTGGAATTGATTGGAAATCTGTTTCTTGTGGTAAAGATTTTATCGCAGCAATCAAGAACGATGGAACATGCTGGACTTGGGGAAGAAATGGTTATGGACAATTAGGTGACGAGACAACAAATGATAGATCTTCACCAGTTCAAACGGTTACATATGGAACTGATTGGAAGCAAATTTCTTGTGGTGACTATCATATGCTTGCGATCAAGAATAATGGAACATGCTGGACTTGGGGAAATAATGGTGATGGTCAATTAGGTGACGAGACAACAAATGATAGATCTTCGCCAATTCAAACAGTTACATATGGAACTGATTGGAAGCAGGTTGAAGGTGGACAATATCATTCTGCTGCAATAAAGAATGATGGAACATGTTGGGTTTGGGGTGACAATGGTAATGGTAGATTAGGTGATGAAACAACTGATAATAGATCATCACCAGTACAAACGATTATGGCAGACACCAACTGGCTATATGTTTCTGCTGGATATGAGACCACCTTTGGAATCAGGAAGGCGTAAAGAAAATTCTCTCAGAGACCAATTTTCTGCACTATCTTCCAATTCTGCGATAGAAACTTTTTTATGAATTGATAAAATTTCTTTATTTTCAAAGATATGAATAGAAAAAAAGGGGAAGTTGTGAAGCTTCCCCCAATTTATTTTTATCTCTTTAGACTCATTACATTGCAAATAACATGTATCCCAAACCAGCAATTAAAAGAACAATAATTCCAATTAAAATCTTGTTTGTAAGATTATTATCGGAATCTCCATTAACTCTTTCAGCAATTTGATCTGCGATTCCAAGGCTATTTAAGTTGCAATTTTCAGACTTTACTGATTTTAGGGCTGTTGCAAATGCTTCTGCCAAATCTTCTTTCGTTAAGCCTTTTTTGCAAGCAGCTTTGCAACCTTGGGCAGCAACATGATTGTTAGCCAAAGCAATATGTTCGACAAGTTGCATTGGGATTTTTGGTTCTGCCGATTCTACTTTAACATCAACAACATTGCCTTGTGCATCCAAGGTTTCAATCTTGCGTTCATAAAGTACAGGCTTAGTCTTTTCGACTATTCTTTGCTTAAGCTTCAAAGGTCTTTCATCTTCCATGTGAAGTTCTACAATTTTTTCACTGGTCAAATCAGAATGATTGACGCTCTCAGAAATTCTTTTTTCTGCTTTTCTTCCGTCTTCTAAAGTCCATTTTTCTACATTTTGATTATTCATAGTTCCCCTTGATGATATAAAGTGACATCTATTTATATTTATGCCATGGATTTTAATTTTGAAACCTTATTTTTATTTCTATTATTTTAGCTTTCAAATTTTTAAGCAACCCGCTTTTTTCTAAAGCAATTATTTCGGCTTCCTTCTCATCCTTGGCAACAATACTAGGCACAGTAACATATTCTACGCCTAATCCTTGTCTATATCTAATTAGAGCTTTGTAATTCGTTTTTTTTTCAATATCCACAACAGATTTCGCAAAATTTAACGCTTCATCATATGTTGCAAAATTAATTTGAGATATCACTTTAGGACTATGTGGCAAAGAAACTTTTTGTAAAAAAAATTCATTTTTATCCTCATATATGATAAAACCAAGGTTCAAAAGTGATTTGTATATATTATCCATCATATTCCCCATTTTTTCTTAAGATCATCTAATATTTCTTTTTTCTTTTTATTTGCTTTTTTTTCCAAATCTTCATTTTCTAAAGGTCTTTTTTTCTTTTCTATTTTTTTTGCATACTCATACATCTTTTCAATATGATTTTCCCATATTTCATTAGGAACAAATCCTTCAAGTTCTCCAGCAACCTCCTTATAAACAAGATTGCTCTCATGTCTAACTGTAATATCCGCATTACCATATAGCAAAATAATAGTTAAATTATTGCCAAATTGCAATCCCTCATAAGACATTCCAATTTCACTTATAGATTCATTTTCATCCATGATTGGCAATTCGTTTTTGTCATCATTACTATCATTAAAGTCATAAAAATCATCTAGAAATGTCTGATTATAATTGCCTCCGCCTTGTGATATAATTGGGTATCCTAATTTTTTAGCTATGTAGGCAAACTTTCCTTCATATCCAATATATCCTTTTTTCATGGCCTCTATTGTTCTTTGCTCTTGTATTAACTTCTCTCTATTGTGCATATTGTTTCCATATCATGTAAATATTAAATTTATATATAACCTTAAATTATTATATATTATATCACATTATTCCAAGGAGGCAATCATGTTAAACTGGATAAAAAACATTTTTAAATCTGTATGTACAGCGAAAAACAAAATCGCTGTTACACCCGTAAAAACAATAGATTATCTTTTGAATGACCCAACTACACCAGAACAAGGTGTTAAAATTGTTCCACCAACTGCATCTTCACTGAAGTTGAATGTACAAGGATATGTTGGTGGTGGTTATGCCATGCATACATTGCAAGGTCAAGCAGCAAGTTGTTATGTGACTATTCAAAATACTGCGAAATATTTAATCTCGCAAAATAAAACCAAAAAGACATTTACAAAATGGGCAGCTACAAGCACCTTAAATGTATTGCCAAGAGCAGGTAAAGATTTTAACGCATATTATGATAGATCTAATCTTAAATTCTTTTACGATATTGATACTGTAACTAAGAAAACTGTATATACAGCCGAATCAGCAGATATTGTGTCTCACGAATTCGGACATGCGTTCTTAGACATACTTAGACCAGATCTTTGGAATGCACAATCATATGAGGCTTGGGCTTTTCATGAATCTTTTGGTGATATTTCAGCTATTTCAAATATTATGCAATATGACCAAATACTTCAAAAAGCTTTAACGCAAACAAATAACGACCTTTCTAAATCAAATATCATATCAAGATTGGCCGAAGAATTAGGAAAGGCAATATTTGATGTTACTGGGGATAAAACATATCAATATTTTCTTCGTGATGCAGTTAACGATTTTATTTATGTTGATCCTAAAAAATTGCCAAAAGATAGTCCTAATGATCAACTATCTAACGAACCACATAGCTTTAGCAGGGTGTGGACTGGCACTTGGTATGAATGTATGATTGAAATATTCAAACAAAATATGTCTAGTGGCATGCAACCTTTGCCAGCACTTAAATCTGCTAGAGATACAGCAGTAACATATATTTTGTATGCTTGTCAATTTGCAGATACCATTAAGTTTTATAACTCTGCTGCTTTGCAAATGTTGAATTATGATAAATCACAAAATAATTCCAAATATGGAAGTGTTTTGAGAAAGGTTTTTATTAAAAGAAACATAATTGGAACAACGCTCCAAGCACTTTCTAATAAAACCTATAAAAGCATCGTAAAGGAAAATAAACGAGAAGTACAGGAAATCACTTGTGATGATGGATTTGTTTTAAAAACACAATCAGCATCAATAGTTAAAATAAAAAAAGAAGTTTCAATCTTATCAAACAAAAAAGATATGACTGTAGAGGTTCCTTGTAGAAATATGTATATGTTTGATAAAGATAAGAATTTAATTCATGCGATTGAAACTAGCGAAGAAGAAGTTAATGAAATGGCGAATTCTTGTGTGAATTCATTAAGTGAAAATAATCTTATTGGAGAAGATGACTCTCACATGTTTGAAGTTATAAACAATAAACTTTTAAGAAAGAAAATTGTTTGTAAATGTAATCCAAATAATGCTTGTGATCCAAATGCTCCAGAATATGGCAAGCCATGGAAAGGGCAGAATAACGCTGGCTGTGGCTCTAAAGGTGTTACTGTAGATTGCAGTTGCTCTCCACAAGAAGAACCAGTAGCTGTAAAAAGAGGATGTTATACATCAAGTACGATTTGTTCTAAAATTTGCAGAACAATAGGATCTTTGATTAGCAGGAAAGTTTGCTAAGAACTCCGATTCTTTTGTTTGCTGGTATTTTTTTATAGCGAGATTCTAATGGGAAGTTTTCATATGATTTTTTGGGGAAATCCCAAAGATCGATATCATCAATGATTAACAACCCATTAGTTTTCAATATTCTGTCTGCTTGTTCAATCTCGCTATAAATATTTTCTTGATGATTACCATCAATCAAAATAAAATCGAATTTTAATCCCAAAAAATAAAATATTTCCATTTGTTGTTGGGCATAACCACAAATAAACATAGAGTTTTTCATTAATTTATATTCTGTAGCCATTATTATTGCTATATCCATTGGTCTTTTTATTTTACGATGTTCTATATTTGGATCTATTGTACACATGATCCCCTTATCTTTAAGAGCATACGCAAGACAGCAATGAGTTATTCCGACAAATCCACCAATTTGTAATCCATTTTTTAAATCATTTTCATTTATTAGTTCAATTATTTTTTCAATTGAATCTTGTGGAATAGAACCCCAATGAACTTCATTTTTATCAAGACCATAATTTTGAATGTGATCAACAAGATTGTCACGAGTTATTATATTATTATGTTTTAACATTATTTAATCCAAATAAGAGCTTTCTATTTTTACTGGTAATCCCTTATTGTCGTAATTTATTATATCCATATTGGAATCAATTTTTTGATATATAAGTTCTGTGTAAGATTTATTTCCAAATGTGTTTATTCTGATTGCTACATTGCTAACATCTTTTTTAACATAATATATGTGAATGTAAAAAGTGTCTTTGTTTTCTGCCTGTAAATAATAGCCATTTTTATTTTTTTGATCTTTTGTTATTTTTATATTTAAATCATGAAGAGAATTCTTTACGCATCTATACATGATTAAAGTATTTATTTCATAATATTTTTGTGCCTGACCTTCTTTCCAAATGATTATTCCTGTAATAATAGGGCTAAATAGTGGAACAAATTGACAACCTGAAAAAAAAATCATAAAAATTAAAAAAATCAATGTATTTTTCATTACTATCTCCTTATATTATGTATTAAGGTCTTACATAAAAGGAAACAAAACATGAGTTTTTTAGATAATAGCATGCTAGAAGGTTTAAAAATGTGGGCTTCTTTTATTGCAAAAGAAAAAGAAATAAACAAAACAATTTTTGGTATTCCTCAAATTGGTGAATGGGATACATCTATGAATTGGGAATCAGATGATGATGATGATGATGATGATGATGATGATGATGATGATGATGATGATGATGATGATGATGATGATGATGATGATGATGATGATGATGATGACGATGATGACGATGATGATGACGATTGGGATTACGATGAAGATGATGAAGATGAAGATGATGATGATGATGATGATGATGATGATGATGATGATGATGACGATGACGATGACGATGACGATGACGATGACGATGACGATGACGATGACGATTGGGATGATGACGATGACGATGATGATTTAAATTAATTTTTAAATAATTAAACCAAAATGCCCTCAATATCTAAATATTGGGGGCATTTTTCAATTAAACCCAAAAACAAGTAAATAATCAACAATCTTATCAAAAGACTAATCTTAAATTAATCGCAATTCTATATATTTATAGACATTTCAAGGAGGAATATGCGTTTAAAAAAAACTAGCTTTTTCTTAGTCCATGTCTGTACTTTTTTGCTTTTTTTGTCTTTTCTTACATTTGCTCTTAGACAATCCGATAAGAGTTTATATCCAAATCCAAATGACACAAGACGCAATCCGGTTTCACTTTATGAAGGTGAAGAGGATGAAAATCTGTCTGATGTTATGACTCCAATACCCATGAAGGATAGAGTTTTCAACAAAACTGGTATCCAATGCGTGTGGGCATCATTGGAATGCATAGGAAGATATGCCAGTGAAATCAAATTGTTTGATCTTACCAAAGATCGTGATTGCCAAAGCTATAGCAGTCCATCAAATGCATCTTGGAAATTAAAAAAACTAGGTGTAAAATTTGAACAAACAAATAGCATAAAAGATAGAAGTCTTATAAAAAAAGCTATAGTAATTGAAAAAAGAGGAGTTTTATTTGGAATACCTGGCCATGCTATGGTGATGGTTCACTATGATGAAGATAAAAAAATAATAAAATATATCAACAATAGTGATAAAGAACTAAAAATTAGAACATGGAAAATGTCTGAGTTTGATCAAAGATGGGATGGATGGATTTGTGCGATTTATGCCGACAATGATATTATTCACATGAAAACAATTGCTTCTCAAATAAAAATTGTTGATTATTATAATAATTTTATTGTTCCGAATAATTATATTTTATTCCCAAATTGATTTTTCTTTTTGCTACATTTTTCTTTTTTGAGTCTTGGCGGAACAGGTGGCTTTTCCTCATCTGAATAGAATGGAAAAGCCCCTCTAGTTTCTAATGGAGGAATATCAGTGTCTTTTCCACCTGCGTCTCCAACATCAGAAGGCATGGTCGCATTAAAGTTCTCGTCTCTTTTTATAATCCAATCTAAAAATTTCATACATTATTTAATGCTAATGCAATTAATATTATGAACAAAATAAAGATATTTTTCATAAACCTGATTTAAATTTTCAATTTCTTTATATGTCAAAATATTTTTATTTTTATTTTCAATATTTTCAAAAACAAAATTAAATCTTTCTTTTATGTTAAGATAATCTTTAATTTCCTGTATTCCTTTGCCATTTTTTAAATTTGCGTGTGTTAAAAATAATCCGTCTTTTGCATTCTTTGCCATTTCACATATCCTTCTGATTCTGTAAAGATAATATGAAATTGCATCTTTTTTATTATAAAATTTATTTGAAACCAAAAATTCAATTGTCTCCTCTGGTTCTCGTACAAGAAATATAAATTTACAATTTTCGTATGCTTGTTTACATGAAAATTGATAATTAAAAAGCAAATGATCCATGTAAACTCTTGCCGATGTTTTGAGTTTATGCTTTCTTTCTGTTAAAATATATATATCTTGCATGCTTCTATAGATATTTTCTTTTTTGTATCCCTGAATTGATAATAAATCGCAAAAAGCGACATATAATTGATCAGACTCAGATCCTAAATGACTTGATAAAAATAAAACTTTTTTCATCTATAACCTTAAAAACAATTAGCCTTATAATAACTAAATAATCCATACTAAGTTAATTAGAGGAATATTATGACAGTTTGGTCAGATTTTTTTAAATTGTTTACATACGCAACCGAAAAAGATCCTTTAAGCAAAATAAAGGATACTTCAAAATTTACGGGTGCAGGTATAGCACAAACCGATGCCCTTCAAACTGGCGGAGAGCTAGTAACAGGCCAAGGACCAAGTAATTATGTAAATCTTCGTCAAACCTATGACATGATTGATACTACTACTCTTGGCAATAGGAGTATGAGGTACAAGGAATACGAAAGATTAAGAAATGTTCCAGAAATTGAAATGGCTATGACCGTATTTGCTGATGAAGCTTGTGTTTCTGGTGATACTAAAATTGCAACTCCATTCGGCTATCAAACAATTGAATGGCTAACAAACAATAAAGCAGATGAAAGATTTCTAGTATATTGTTATGATTTTGAAAAAAATGATTACAGTTTAGGATGGGCATTTGCTCCAAGAATTGTAAAAAAAGCAAAAACCATTGAAATACTTTTAGACAATGGAAAGTCAATTGTCGCAACACCAGATCATAGAGTTCTTAAAAGAAATGGAGAATGGATACCCTGTGGTGAATTAGAATTTGGCGATGAACTAATGCCATTTTATCGAACCCCAGCAAATCAAGACCTTACAAAAATCAAAACAAATCAATTTCCAAGAATCATGAGCTTTGAAAAAGGATGGGTACATGAAAGACAATTCATCGATGATTGGAGATATGGAAAAACAAATCCAGAATATGAAAAATTAAATAGAGCAACAAGATTGATTTGTGGAGATATTCCTGTTCGACAAATTGCCAAAATCATGAATTTAGATTGGCACACAGTAGAAAATTGTATTCACAAAAATGGATTCTCACTTAAAGAATTAAAATATTTAAATAAAAGCAAAACTTGTCGCAAAGTAGTTGGAGTCACAGAAGGAAAAGAAATTGATGTGTATGACATATCTGTGGAAAAACACAAATGCTTCGCAACTGATTCTGTTATACTTCACAATTGCCAAAAAGATGATACTGGTAATGTTTTTAAAATTGATTGCAAAAATGATGATGTGAAAAAAGAACTTGAATTCTTATTGTTACATAGAAAAATGTTAAATTTGAATCGTCATGCATTTGCCTATTTTAAAGATTTAATTGTTCATGGTGATAAATTTTTTGAAATAGTTATAAATCCCGACAAGCCTTCTGACGGAATATATAAACTTACGACACTACCACCAGAAACAATGTATAGGATTGAAACCATTAAAGGAAGATTAATAGAATTCCAACAATCCAAAGAAGGCCCAGATTATCAATCGTTGGGAAGAGGAGATATATCACAACTTAGTGATGCGGAACTCAATCAATCTACAGCAATTAGATTTAATCCATTACAAGTTTTACACATTAGAATAGGAGACGATAGAAGAAACTTCTATCCTTATGGACAGTCTCTTATTGAGCCAGCCAGAGGACCAGCACATCAATTGAGACTCATGGAAGATGCAATGGTGGTGTATAGGCTAACCCGGGCACCTGAGAGACGAGTGTTCTATATTGATGTTGGTCAGCTTCCTCCATTTAAAGCAGAAGCATTTTTGGAAAGAATGAAAGATCAATTCAGAAAGAGAAAAATTGCTGGTAATCGTGGCAATAGCGGAGCCAATATGGTTGAAGAAAGATGGCAACCACCTGCACAAGATGAAGACTTTTGGATTCCAATTCGCCCTAATGCAAATACAAGAATTGAAACTTTGCCTGGTGCGCAAAATCTTGGAGAAGTAGATGATGCTTTGTACTTCAGAAATAAATTATTTGTGTCTCTAAACTTTCCCAAAAATTATTTCTCAAGCGAAGATGTAAATGCAACAAGAATTACATTGTCTGCACAAGATGTAAAATTTGCTCGCATGATTGAAAGATTACAATCAAATTTTGAAGATGGTATTCTTGATCTTTGCGAAAGACATTTAGAGCTTCGTGGCTACCCAAGTGAAATGTATCAAGATCTTAAAATAAAAATGACATCACCTTCTGATTGGCGTGAATTGTCAAGAAATGAAGTTAAGACTGCAAGATTTGGAAATGCTGCATCGCTTAAGGGAAGTTTGCTTATGTCGGATTTCGACATATTAACAAAAATACTTATGCATAGCGAAGAAGATGCATCGATGATGTTGAGTCGTTTGAAATTACAAAAACTTGAAGATTTAAAAATTGCTATCATGGGGCAAAATCCACAATTGCTTGGAGTCGGTGTTCCAAGTGAAGAAAAAGCTGCTCCAGAAATTGGTGCCGAGGCTGGTGGACCTACTCCAGAATTGGGTGCAGAAGGAACTCCACCACCAGAAGGAACTCCACCACCAGAAGGAACTCCACCAGAAGAGGGTGAATCAAAAGAAGAAGCTGGTTCGTCCGCCTCTGAAATACCAGAAGCAGATGAGGAAGATTTGAAGAAATATAACCTTGAAATCTATAGCTATGGAACAGAACAAGACTACGAAGATAAAGACACTAGTTATTTGAGTTAATATTACAATGGAAAGACAATTACCATCATTTGTGTTTAAAAATAAATCCTTACTTTCTATTTCTAGAAATGCAGGATGTTACCATTGTTGTAAAATTTTTAAAGCAGACGAAGTAAAAGAATTTACAGACGCAGGGGAAACTGCACTTTGTCCAATTTGTAAAGTTGATGCAATAATATTTGATTGTATTGGATATGAACTTACTGAAAGTAATTTACAAAAATCTTTTAAGTATTGGTTTTCAAAATAAATTATCTGAGAAAATTTATTTTTCTTGATAATACGCCTATCCCTAAAAATTTATTTTTAAATGGTATATCTTCTACAGGATATTGTTGAATAAATTCTATAGATTCGAATCTTTTATCTTTTTTTACATCTTTCCAAATAGCACCAACATGGCGACAACTTGCACTATCTATATCATGAAATATAATGTGTTTAGTTTTATCATTTGAATCAAATAATTTCCAATCACTATAACACCCATCATATTCATGGTCACCATCAATAAAAACCACTTCAACATTGTTTCCTATAATGTTTTTAAATTTTTCAAGTCTACTACTTATTTTAATATATTCAAAATTTGAATAATTTCTATATTCTTTTAAAACATTAGATTCTTCTATTAAATCACAAGCCATCAAACGAATGTTTTGATTATTTTTTTTCAATGTCTCTGACATTATTACAAATGTACCTCCATGTCTACAACCTATTTCTAAATAAGAATCAGCTTTAATTGTTGACAACCACTTTAAAAATGGAGCAAACTGATTAGGGTACTGCCAAAGATGTAATCCTTTACCATAATAATTAGACAATGATAATGGTTGCTCTCCTAAAATTTCTCCATTTAATCCAAAAGAACAAATATGTTTTTCTAAATCTTTATCTGGTATATTCGATATATTTGTTTCTTTTATAAAAAAAATGATTTCCTGCATAGTTTTAACATTCATTTTTTCCTTTTTCAATTTTAATAGATCATGAACCAATTACTTGGCTCATATAATAATATTTGATTGCATCGGGTATGAACTTAATGAAAATAAATTACATTGGGCTATCTGAATTAGGCAAAACAACCATATCGGTAGTACGATTTTTTTCAACACCACTAACAGCCCGTTTAATTTTTTGAACATCTAATTTATCAAAATCTTCTTGAAGTTGTGGAAATTGCGAAACTTCTGTTTTAAATAAATTATATAGTCTACTCATGAAGGTAGGATCATTATTGATTGATTTATCAACGAAGACAAACATTGGTGCCAAAACTTCCATTCTTTCTTTTGTCAATCCCATTGGACCAATCTCATTGGCCAAATCAGTTCCCACACTTTCCATAAATTCATAAAATGTTTTCATTTTTTACCTCATTTTTATATTGATAAGCATACTTATATAGTTGTGACATTTGTTTTTGACACAAACAAATATTGAAAAATAAAAGTAAAAATATTGTTATAATGCAATATATACGATAATGACACGGCATCCAAAATCGTGCTAATAAAAATATATTTGTAACCTACAGCACAGGGAGTTGATTACACATGAAAAGAAAACTTATCAGTTTCGAAGCGTTTAGAAATTTAGAAGAAGGATCTTTGACAAGATCAGAACAAGAATTAATCAATGCACAAGATGTTTTGGGTAAAACCCTTGGCGTTGATGTTGAATTGCATTGCTACGGAGAATCAGATGTTACATATAAAACATCCGATGATACATATATTCATGCGATTTACAAATTAGAAGATGATCAAGTTATTCTTGAAAATATTCAAGAGCTTGTAATCGATAATGAATCAGCAAAAGCAAATTCTCGTAATGCCATTTCAGAAATGGTTGATGCATTGCTTGATAATAACAAGCAAAAAGCAAATACTAAATTTGAAGAATATTTCTCAATGCCAAATGTTCGCAGAGAACTAACTGAAGGATATAAGGCTATAGTTACTACTAGCAAGCCAACTGGAAAACGATCAAAAAAATATCGTAAGAAAAGGCCACATGCTGAAGTTATGGCTGGCGTTCGCACTAAAGCTAGACGAGCAGCGATGATTCCAGATTCTATAAAAAGAGAAATGAAAAGAAAAGCTGCACAAGCAAAGAAAAAATTGGGAAAAACATCCAATAAACGATGGGGAGTTCATACTCGTATTAAAAAGACTATGAAAGAATGGTCTAAATTAGCTGAAAATGTATTTGGATATGTTGATTATAAAAATTATGGTCATGTTATTTCTGAATCTGTAGTCAAAAATGACAACAACGGAAATGTAGTTGCTTTGGCAATTCCAAACATACAAAAGCGTAACGAAGGTAAAGTTCTTGCATTTAATTGGAAGACTTTAGATACCGAAGTTAAAGTTCTTCGTGGCAAAGCAAAAAGAGTAAATGAAGACCAATCATTCGTAAAGGCTATTGCTGAACTTAAACGATATAACAATATATCTGATAATGCTAATCTTGAAGAATGCTTAGAAAACATTGTCGCAAAATGGCCATCAGTTCTTTATTTGACGCAAGATGAACTATCAGCAAACATCGCTGAAGCTCTTGAAATCGCAAATGTAAATAATTATGATGATAGCGTCTGCAACTTTATGGCAGAAGCAATTCTAAGAACAGCACATCATGCTTATACTGGTCGTGTTAGCAAAATCGCAAAATTGGCTGGTTACTCTAATGATGTAACTTCCGAATGCAAAACATGCAAAGATTCATATGTTGAATTTCAAAACATAGCTGTTGATTTCTTTGATAAGCTAGACGAAAGCGATAGCATTGATCTAAAAGTATTCTCAGATTTATACAAAGCACTTCACGAAATGAATAAAGCAGCAATTCAAATCGGAGATGAAGTTGCCAAAGTGGAAACCGCTAGTTTCATGTCTGAATGTGAATCTGTACTCAATAGAAATTCTGCTCCTAGTTTGGAATTAGCAGAAAATATCGCTGATTATATCAGTGAATTGGTTGAAGCAAACTTGGATCACTCTGGTGAATGGAAAGACATGGATGTTCATACCTCAGTAGGTGGAGATCACCCCATGAATGCTTGGGCTGCGAGACAAACCGATGCTGTTCCTTCCAAATTTAATGGTGGGGATGAATATGGTGTTGATCATAGTCCAGTAAGTGATGGAAAGTCCTTCGGTGGTGAAGAAGAAATGATGGGTGACGCTTTAGGAAACGATGGCGGAGATAATACTTGGCCTTCCCTAAGCAATCCTTACATTCCTGATGCTTTTGAATTTACAATGAAGGGCGAAAAAGGGGCAGATAAAGATAATGATGAATTAGGAACATATCAAGATAGTGATACTTGGCCTAATCTTAAGAATACTTTATCCCCAGAAAGCAAAAGACCAGTAATCAACCAATAAAGGAGAGTAATGAGTGATAAAATGCTACTTGTTGACTCCTGCAATTCTGGCGGTTTCGTTCTAAGTCTAAATGAATCCACTAATAAAGGATTAACTAGCTTTAGAGGAAAATTCCAAGAAGCAGAAGCTGTCAATAAAAATAAAAGGAAATATCCTTACAGCGTCTTAAACGACAATGTTAAGGCTCTAACTCCAATAATTGAAGCAAGAGGATTGATTGGCGAATTAGATCATCCTACAGATAGTATCATACATTTCGAAAAAGCTTCCCATGTAATTACTAAGTTATGGTGGGAAGGAAATAATCTTATGGGTGAAGGCGAGATATTAAACACTCCTCATGGCCGTATTCTAAAAGCACTCATCAATGATGGTGTGCGTGTTGGAATCAGCAGCAGAGGTGTTGGCAACGGACGAGTAGATGAAAGTGGAATTCTTGTTATTGGCGAAAGTTATAAACTATTAACTTTCGATGCAGTGGCTGATCCATCTACACATTCTGCTTTCCAAGAAAAAGTTGTAAGCAAGCGTGAAAGTTACATTCCATCAAATAATTCAGTGGAATCTTCTGATTCTTTAGTTAAAAACGAAAGCAGAAGCATACATAAAATTAGCAAAGAAGCATTAATAGCTTGCTTAGGTGGAATAATTGAAGATCAAACAAAGAATATAAAATCTAAAATTGTTTGATTTAATTTTTTTAAAAACGAAATACTAGCAAAGTGAGGTTAGGCTAATGGAAAAGATAATGGAAGCAATCAAGAAACTTTTACCAGAATCCGATGTAAAGGAAGTAAGTTCAGCTATCAACGAAATGCTGAATCAGGCAAAGCTAGATCTCGAAAAAGAATATAACGAGAAACTTGAAGAAGCCTATACTGAACTTTCTGGAGAATTGTCAAACTCTGAAAAAACCGCAGAACAAGGTTATGAAGAAGCATATGCTATCATCGCTGATCTGCGAAATCGTCTAGATATTCAAGGCGAAGAATACAAAAACGCACTTGAAGAAGGATACGAAGAAGCTTATCAAATGTTGAAGACCGAACGATCCAAAAACGGCAACATCGAAGTTGAGTTGTATGAAGAATACGACAAAAAACTTCAAGAAATGAAAGAATATATCGTAGACAAAGTAGATCAATTCTTGCAAGCAAAAGGTCAAGAAATTTACGAACAAGCTCGCAAAGATGTTGTTAGCGATCCTCGTATCGCAGAACATAAAGTTGCCTTGGATAAAATCGTTGATATCGCAAGTAACTATTTGTCTGATGACGAATCTCAAAACTTCTCTTCGGCTAAAATTGAAGAATTCCAAAAACAATTGGAAGAGTCTAGAGGCCAACTCCGTATTATGGAAGCTCGCAATATTCGCTTGTCTACCGAAAATACCAAACTTAATGAAAATGTACGCTATGCTAAAAATTTGATTACAGAGCAAAAACAAGCGACATCTTCACAGAAGAGATCTGAAGTAATCACAGAACAGAAAGAAAGATCTGAAAAAGCAAAGAATGTAACGGGGAGAGGACAAAAAGTTGTTGATCAAGAAGTCGTCATTGCGGAAAATGTCGGCAACAACAGCAGTGAAATAGACCAAATTTTGGTTCTTTCAGGTATAAAGAAACCAAAGTAAAAGCTAAATTCTAACAAGTTATAAAGGAAATTTTAATATGAACGCTAATGCTAGATTTTTAAATGAAGCTAAAGAGTTAGAAGGACGCTGGGCTAAGACTGGTCTCCTCGAAGGCATCGAAGACCGTAATACTCGTGCAGCCACAGCAGTTCTTCTCGAAAACCAACGCCTTATCAACGAAGTGTCTACCGACACCGCTGACATCGCACAATTCAAACGAATCTCAATCCCATTGGTTCGTAGGATCTACCCACAATTGATCGCTAATAAGATCGTATCAGTCCAGCCTTTGCTAGGACCTACTGGTCTTGTTTATTATCTCCGCTTTAGATACTCTTCCAACAAGGGTGCTACTCGTGGTGCTGATAATAATAGCGGTTTCCCTGGCGATGATGCAAATTCATTGATGCAGAGAGCAGATGGTACTGCTAATCTCGATATCTTCTATTCCCATCAGTTCGTTCAAAATGAAGTGGGAGCTACCGATGATGGTGCAGATGCTACATCTGTATACAGTCCTTTTGAACACACCCCTATCTTGACAGGAACCGTTACTGGTACTGTTTATGATGGTGCTGTGGCTATTCAAACATTCAGCGTAAGTTCCGCTGGTGTATTTAACTTTACCGATATCGGAACTCCTACCCCAAAAGCAATCTCCGCAGGATCAAGTTTAGATCCTACTAGCGGTATAGTTACCCTTGCTTGGACTGGCGGCAACCCTGGCCCAAACAATATCGTTGCAAGTTACGAAGCTAATCTTGAATGCTCACAAGATCTTCCAGAAATCAACCTCGTTGTTGAATCTGAAGATATTACTGCCAAAACCCGTAAGTTGAAGGCTGTATGGTCTTATGAAGCTCAACAAGATCTTCGCTCACAACACAACTTGGATGCTGAAGCCGAATTGACCGCAGTTCTTGCTCAAGAAATTAATCTTGAAATTGATCGTGAAGTCCTCACCGACCTCCGTCAAAATGCTGGTACTGTAACCGCTTGGGATTTCAACACCTCCTTGGGTGATACTATCAAAGAAAAATACGAATCTCTCTATGTGAAGATCGTTGAAATTTCCTCCGTTATTCATCGTAAGACCCTTCGTGGTGGTGCTAACTTCATCGTTACATCTCCTGAAGTTGCTTCAATCTTTGAAACCGCAACCGCTGGTTTTGCTCCTGCACCTTCTGAAACTTTCAGCAGCAGCTTGGGTATCCAGTATGTTGGTACTGTGAACAATCGTTGGAGACTATATAAAGATCCATTGTTCCCATCTAACCAAATCCTTATGGGCTATAAAGGCGATTCATATCTTGACTCAGGATATTTCTACTGCCCTTATGTTCCTCTTACTCAGACTCCTGTTGTTCTCGATCCAGAAAGCTTCTGTCCTCGTAAGGGAATTTTAACACGATACGGCAAGAAATTGCTTCGTGAAGGTGCGAAGTTCTACGCAAGAATGTCGATTGCTAATTTTATTATTTAGCGTAAAGCCTTGCTAGACGAGGACTTACGATCATAATGATTAACAAAAAACCCAACTAGAAATGGCTGGGTTTTTTTGTTTTTGGTTCATGCACAATAACAACATTGATTTGTTGCTTAAGTGATTTAAAATCTATACCTAATGAATAGATGTCTTGTTTCAACAACACAGAATAATTCATGTTTATTTCCATCTTTACAAAATTTCTAGCAGCTTCATATTTAGATTTTGTTTCTACAGAATCATGGAGATAATCTGCTTTGACCTCTCTAATATAAAGGACATCATCATTTTTAAATTTTACTAGAAAATCTGGAATGTAATTGTGAAATTTTCCATTAATTTCATATGATATTGCAAAAGGTTCATAATCGTACCATTCAACTTGTTGGCATGTGTCGAGGTAATGATGATAAATTAATTCAAAGCCAGACCTGAAAAACGATGATCTTCGTTTGCATTTACCAATAGATGTGTAATATCCACGCCAGCTATTTTTGTGACCAGACTTCCACTTACCATCTAATATCAATTCTAAGACAGTATTTCGTTGTTTTTGATTCCATTCCTCTAGTCTTGGAACGCCTTTATTGGGACCACCAGCAGCATAGCTTTCTGCTAACCATTCCCTGCAATTTTTCCTCAAGTAATCTTTCATTTCTGGCAGTTGATTATAATGCTCGACACCATATTTTCTCAAAGTAGTTTGGGCCATTTTTATTTGTACTTCTGCTAATTCGGCAACATTTTCAACTCCGTATTTTTCCATATTATTGGCTTTCATTTTTGCCATTATTTCGGGAGATTGATACGGATGATCAACACCATGGTTTTCCTGCATAGTTTGCCTTTGCTTTTCTTTTACAGATTCAGAATGCATAGGATGTTCTACACCATATCTTTCCAAAGATGTCTGTTTATGCTTTTCGACCCATTTTCTTTTATATTCTTCGTCTTGAAATTTTTCTCTTCTTTTTTCAATATTATCTTGAGAATTAATCGGAAGTGTACTTCCATATCTTTCCACACAAGTTCGCTTTACCTTATCCCTTATTTCCTTTTTTTTCATAGGGTTTTTATTTTTTAGTTGGCACTTACGACAAATATGTTTACCATCATTATCTCTAATATTTTTTTCAGCATATTTCAATTTTAGCATCTTTTCTTGGCCACAATTTTCATAACCACCATCACAATCATATTTGATTTTTACTTCGTGACCTTGTAAAATGTTTGTAATTTCTTGAAGATACATGTTTAATTTCCTTGTAAAATGCAATTGATGTAATATATAATATATATAGTAAAACATGCAAAAAGTCAAGTAATGATATGACAAAAGCAAAGTCCTCTTTAGGAGTAGGGCATTTAACTTTACACTTAAACAATGGCTAAAATGAAACAAACAACACCACAAGAATGGCTGCAAAGTATTGGTATTGAACTCGCAATTGACTTTGTCGATTTGTCCGATTCGAAATCGTTTTCAAAGTTTAAAACGCCTTCTTCGGGAACAAATATAGTCATTTTTTCAGACGAATGGTCTTCTAGAAGAAAACAATGGGAAGGACTTTTGTTGTCCAAGGCTGGTTGTTACTCGAAAAGATTGTCAGCTAGAAATTGTGAGGTAAAAGAACTTTCAAAATTAGATTCAAAATCATTTTTAGAAGAATTTCACATTCAAGGATCAAACAATCTTGGAATAGTATATTTTGGTCTTTGGCACAAAGAAGAATTAGTTGGTGTCATGTCACTTGGAAGACATAGCCGACAGATATCTGAAAATAAAATTGTTTTAGATCGACTATGTTTCCGAACCAAAACACAAGTGATTGGTGGTGCTGGTAAGTTACTAAAAAAAGCCGTAGATTGGGCAAAGAAAATGGACTATGATGAAATCATAAGTTTCAGTGACAATCGTATGAGTATTGGAAAAGTCTATGAATCTATTGGATTTACCCTTGAAAAGAAACACAAGTCTGATTATTCGTACTTAAACACCATATTGCAAAAACGATTAAGCAAACAAAGCCAGAAGAAATCTAGTAGCAAATGTCCAGATGGTATGACCGAATCCGAATGGGCCTTTAGTCGTGGTCTTGTACGAATTTATGATTATGGAAAAAATCGTTGGGTTATGAATTTAAAACCAGAGGTTCGAATGACATGGAAGGAAAACATCTCGAAAAAATGTGCTAGTCAACACGCTAGTGGAGACTTCAAACATTCGCACATTAGAGGTTACTTTCAATCCGAAAAAAACAATTCACCTATTTATTTTTCTTCATCATATGAACTAAGATGCCTATTTCTTTTAGAATCAAATCCTTCAGTTAAATCTTTTTGTCGTTGTGAAGTTTTCCGTGGAGAGAAATCATGGAGAAATCCAGACCTCTATGTAGAATTAAATAGTGGAACAGAAATATGGGAAATAAAGCCAAAACTATGGTTAAAACATCAAACTGTGATCGATCAAATCAATGATTCGAAGGATTTCGCAGCAAAAAAAGGATTAAAATTTAAATTATGGACTGAAGATGATAGCCAACTTGTATCGGATAAGGATATAGTTTCTTGGGCCAAGAAATACCTTGCTGAAACTCAAGGAGACAAAACATTTCAAGAGCAGTCAAAGAAAAATGCCAATCAAAAATCAAAAAGATATTACCACACCCATATTGCCAACGACAAAATCACCTTATTTTGCTCCTTCTGCAATGAGGAACATACTCCGCTAAGACTTACGCACGATAAGAATATAGCCAGAAATGGTCGCTACATATGTGAGCGTGAGGGAGGTCATATAACAGGAAGTAGAGCGAAGCCACATTTGCAAAAAAACAATCCTCATGTAGCTGACGGAAAGAAAGAATGCGTTAACTGTTTGCAAATATTGGAATTTAAACTTTTCTCTCCAGACAATTCAAAATCAGACGGATTATGCAGATCGTGTAAAATTTGCAGATCTAAAAAAGCAAAAGAAAAATACAATAAAAAAACTAAATGATTAAATTTAAATGTTTAGTTCATCAATTTTTGACAATTAACATAATATCATCATATCTATTTTTTACATGTCTAAGATCTATTACTTCGGAAATGTAATTTTCTGGTGTTATTTTTTTAAGTTCATGTGCATATTCAATTTTACTTATATCTTCAATGACAAGGATTCCATTTTTACGAATCATGGGCATATAAAGTTGTATAAAGTCTTTTTGGCTTTGTAGAGTATGTGGCCCATCATCTATGGCTATATCTAATCCATTTGAGTAATCAATTTTAATTTGACTTACAACTTCTTGAGAATAAGCATTTGAAATTATTTTTTTATATCTATTTGGATTCATTTGTTTCATATGTTGATCCAAAGTTCTATCCATTATATCAAGAAGAACAAGATTTGATTTTGGAAAATAATCATGCCATAAAAGAGCAGAACCACCAAAATGTGTTCCAATTTCAAGAATTGTCAAATTTTCATTTCTTTTTGATGCAAACAAAGATTCGTAAACATCAATGTAGCTATGTCTTCTAACTTTATCAGTTCCAGAAGATCTATTTGCATTTAGTTTATGTTTTTCTATCAGATAATTTAATGTAATGTTATTCATGTTAAATTATTTACATTTTAAATTACAAAATTATTGATAAATAGTATAACAAGTTTATTTTTAAATAATGGGGCTAACTTGAAAAGTTTTATACAATGGTTAGAACAATCTACTCTTGGAACCGAGATGGTTGATGAAAGACAAATAGATTCAGCATACGACAAGGCAAAATTTTCGGTAAAATTAGTTCAAATGTATGATGAGACTTTGCCAAGAGATCAGAGATTACTTTTAAATATAAGCACTATAGCCACATTAAACACAGGCGTTTATGGTATGTATAGTTCTGCCGAAGATAAGAAGGTAATTGGAGCAAATGTTGTTGGTAAGATAAGAATGAAATTTGGAGATGATTTTATATCAAGTCAAAAAATCAATAATCTTCCATCGGCAGTAATAAAGAAATACATACCAGATGTTGATTTAAATCAGATAAAATCATCTGATGTCATTCATATAAATGTACAAAAACATTTACAATCACATGGAGACACGCTGGAATGCGTTTTGGAGATTGCCAGTACAATAGTTCACGAATGTACTCATGAATTAGAAAGACAAAAAACAGGTACTACCAGTGAGATTGGCCCAGTTAAGGCAGAAGGTTTATTCATGCAATGGGTAAAAAGAAATTGGAAAACAATAATTACTAGAATTCCTCAGATTGCAAGCATTCCCAAGAAAGGCATCAACGCTTAATTTCGCTATTAGGATCGAACTTTTTTATAATTTTAGAAAAAACTATGTAAATGAATGTGATGGTGATTGTGAACTCTAAGATTCCACCTAAAAGCTTACCAAGTTCTATTTCCATTCCTGTAACTGGTATGAATATTAGATTCCTCCAATTTCCTCCAGTTGAGTTTATTATATAATTTATAAAAGGCATAAATATTGTTTCTGATATAATTGAAACGAATTTTTGAACTGTTTGTGCTGATATTAAGGTTATGGCCATAGAAAACAAGTTACTTGAAAATAGAAATTTTTTATAATCATTAATTTCTTTTTTAAATTGTTCTTTACTTATAAAATTTTTCTCATCCATAAATTTATCTCACTTAAAAACATATATATGATATAAGAGTAATCATTTAAATGTATGGAGATAAAATGAGAATTACATGTTTTTTAATTTTATTTTTATTTGTTTCTGGTTGTGGGAGAATTAGACATAGGGATATAGAAAACAATTACAGTGGTTTTCCCTTATACAATCAAGAAAAAGCGTCTTTCAAGAATACGAGTTTATGCAAGACGACTGATGATGTTTTATATTGTAAGCCATGTGCGATTCGTACAATAGTAAGTGAAGACTTTATGCGTGGGTACAACGATGTGATGATTAGCAAGAAGATAAAATTATTTGGCAAGAATGATGATTACCAGACTGGACATGATCTTGGGTTGAATGACAAGAAAGATAATATTTCTCGTAAATTTGATGTAAGAAAATAAAATTAGTACACTAATATTTTGGAAAAAGGAAAATTAAAATGTTTGATAAAAAAAATGAAAACTACAAGTTTTATTTAGCTGGTATCATTTCTGAAAGTGAATACTATGATCGTTGCGAAGAAAACAAACCAATTGAAAAGGTAAATGAAGTTTCCGATGATCACAATAATATGCTTATCAGAAATTTAAAAGATATTGTTGAGCATACGAATATGTTATTGGACATGGTTGATGAAAGTTCCAACTTACATGAATGGATGGAAAGTAAGATTGCGGTTTGTAAGGCATATATGTCTGATGTTGCCCACGCATTTAAAAACGACAAAGAAGAAGACGAAGAAGAAGGTGGATGTGGTGGCATTCCAGTTGCTAGTATGGGTGCAAAGTCTATGGATTTAACTCCAATTACAAGTTTGTATCAAGCTATGCGATAATGATGAATATAGTATTTATATCTGCCGATGACATGAGTTACAATTCTACTGGTATGTCTGGATGTGAAATTCCAGACATAACACCAAATTTAGACAAATTAGGACAAGAAGGTGTATTTTTTAAAAATGCACACACCACAGTAGGTCTTTGTCAGCCATCTAGATCAGTATGGATGACAGGTCTTTACCCTTGGAATAATGGTGCTGTTGGATTCAATTGTATAAATGAACATATAACTACACTTCCAGACATTTTAAAAAATAGAGGATATACAACTGGGATAATTGGGAAAGCGGAGCATTTATGTCCAGACCATAAATTCAAATGGAGTCAGAAGATATTAGGTTACGATAAAATAACTGGTCATGGTAAAAATATAAATGCTTATTACAACTTTTGTAAATCTTTTTTCTCATCGGTTCCAAATCCTTTTTTTCTCATGGTAAATTCTCATTACCCACACAGGCCATTCGAGAAAAAAACGAGATATGATCCCAATAGTGTTAAAGTGCCAGGTTTCCTTCCTGATATTCCAGAAGTTAGAACTGAATTAGCACAATATTATGAAGGGGTCAAAAGGTGTGATTTGACTGTTGGCGAGATCATTCGTGCTTTAAAAGAAAGTGGCAAAATAGATAACACTCTTATAATTTTCACTAGTGACCATGGCATGTCATTTCCATTTGTGAAGGCTAATTGTTATCATTTTAGTAGTAGGATTCCTTTAATATGGCACTGTCCAGAAGTTTTAAAGCCTAAGATAAGCGATACTTATGTTTCTAGTGTAGATATAATGCCAACCATTCTTGAATTACTAGGATTACAAAAAACAGATATGGACGGAACATCTTATTTAAATACGATTAAAAAAGGATCTTCATTTAAAAATAATGCTTATACTTGTTTATGCCAATTATGGGTAAATAGAAATTTTCAAACTAGGGCAATACACAATGAAGATTATTGTTACATTGTTAACTTTTGGTCTAATGGAAAAAATGAATTTATTGAATGTGGTTGCAACAGTGAATCTTTGAGTATGTGTGGAATCACTAGAACTGATATGAAGATGCATAACAAAATTAGATTTAGGGAACCAGAAGAATTATACAATATAAAAAATGATCCATTTGCAAAAACAAACATCGTATCAAAAGATATAAAAGGTAAGCTTAAAATGATGCATTTGATGAAAGATTATGCAGAAAAATCAAATGATGGAATAACAAAAAGTTATTTAAAGTCCATTTATCATAAAATTCATATTTAAATTTTACTTTATAGAATTACATCTTACAAAAGTGGTGCATTTGCTTAAATCTTTCAATTGATTTGCTCCAACATAAGCACATGCAGATCTTAGTCCTCCAAGAATTTGATTTACTACAGTTTCGGCACTACCTTTATAACCAACAAATTTAACTTCGCCTTCTGAAGCCCTATAATCTTTCATTCCTCCACAATATTTGTTATTTGCCTCTTCACTAGACATTCCATAAAACTTCAAATATTTCGTATCATCTTCAAATATCCATTCTCCTTCACATTCATCTGTACCAGCGAACATTCCTCCAAGCATTACAAAGTCTGATCCTGCTCCGAAAGCTTTTGCTACATCACCAGATTCTTTGCATCCACCATCTGAACATATAAGTCCATTTAATCCATGTGCTGCTTCTGCACATTCGATTACGGCACTAAGTTGAGGATATCCTACTCCTGTAACCATACGAGTTTTACATACGCTACCACCGCCTATTCCGACCTTTATACAATCTGCTGCACCTGACAATAAGAGTTCTTGAACCATTTCTGGGGTACATACATTTCCAGCCATGATAAATGAATCTGGGAATATAGATCTAATTTCTTTTACTTTGTTTTGAAAGTGTTCTGTATAGCCATTAGCGACATCAATGGAGATGTTTATTTTGCGATTTGTAGATTTCATTTCTTTCAGTTTGATAAAATCCTCATCGGTAATTCCAGTTGTGTAAAATGCGAATTCTGAGTATTCATTAGAATCAAAGAATTTTTGTAGTACAGGCAATTCATAGAATTTATGAAGACAAGTAAAAATATTTAATTTACCTAATGATTCTGCCATTTTCAAAGTTCCAACAGTATCCATGTTGGCAACAATGATTGGCACTCCTTTTATTATTGAATTGCTATTTAGTCCTTTAAAGCTTCTTGATAGGACTACATCTTTCCTACTGGCTGTTTTAGACCGTTTTGGTTTTATAAGAACATCATTAAATCCAAGTTTTATTTCATTGATAATTTGCATGTAATCACCTTAATCTAAATCTGTTAATATATCGTTAAGAACAATGATAAATAAATTATAGATTGAAGTAAAGACAATATATTGAAAAATAACAATAATATAAATCATATTTCTTTGTTGAACTTTTCAGTGATTTTATATTTATGTTTACCAGTAATAGTTGCTTTTTTTTTCACATTGTCATAAGTCAGCATACCATCAATTTTTCCAGTAAAGTCAATATGCAAATCATAAATTGGTTTTGTCAAAAAAGATTTGTTATTATAAAGCTCGTTATCCCATTTTATTTCATTCTTGCCACATTTTGTTGTAACAATTACGCTATCAATTTTTATAGATGGCAATTCTTTTTCTTTACATTTGCCTTGATATAAAATAAAAACTTTTGATATGTTTAGGCTTTCAAGAAAAGACCAGATGTCGTCATTTTTTACTAAATGCATTCTCCTCTCTTTTAGACCCGAAATACTCATGGTCTATTTGTATATATTAATCTCCATTTAAATAATTAACTATTGGTCTTCATAATATTCATGTATTTGATTGTGCAAAAGAACGAGTCTGCAAAATATTAAAATAATTACAAAAATTATTCCAATATTTATAAGCATGAATTATTCGCTTTTTTAAATTGTCTTTTGAGGTACTTTTTAAGGCACAAAAAAGCATCAGAAGATGACAAGTTGTTTAATTTGTGCATATTTATACCATTTATTTTATCTGAGTCGATTTGGAAATAATTGCCATCAAATGAAATCCAGTCATTTTTTTTTGAATATTGAACAAGAATATCAAATATTGTTTTTTCAATTATAGTCATTAAAATATTATGCTATTAATGCAAAATATCTTCAAGCCCAAAATAGTAAGTATTTTTATTACAACCTAATTCTTCAATTATTTTTTTCAATTTTTCTCTTAAATTTTCATGATATTGAATACCATTTGTTATTTGTTTTTCTTTTGATTCTTTGCAATCCCCATAAATCATATATCCAAACATTTGACAGATGTCATTATTTAAACCGATTCTTTTTTCAACTTGTTTTTCACAATAAGATTTTATTTGTTCGTCTGTAATGTTGGCTTGTTTTTTCAATAAATTTAAATCAATTGATTGAATCATTTTTATAAAATCAACAAGTGAAAATTGAATTTTAAGATCGATTCCTTTTTCATTAACATTTAGGTGAATAGAATCGTCTCTAAAAGATTCTTGGTAAAGATGTATCTTTGGATCATAATACAAACTTACTTTTGTACTCATCAACTACTCTTTTGTGAGAAAATTTGGTATTCTGTGTGCGAATGTTTTAAGATACTCTTGTGCGCCTTTGTTGTCAAATACAATTTCAAATCTATCTTTTTGTTTTTTAATTTCACAAAAACAATCAAGAGAATTAAAATAATCTGCTATTATCACAGTTCCTTCTTCTCCAAATTTTTGTGTTCTAAGGTAAACCTTTCTTTTGCTTTTCCTACCAGAATCGATATACCAAATCATCCAAGCTAGGTCATTGAGTGATTCTAATATCTCCCTAGTTACGACTTTTTTACCTTCTTTGTAAAATGTTCTATACAAATCATTAAAACAAGGATAGGCAACCGAATAGCACCGATAAGTGTTTTTGTCTTTTTTAATTGTACTACTATCTATTTTAAAAAATTCTTTAAGTTCATTTATTTTATATGAAAGCCAATTCAAATTATTATCTCTCATGGCCAAATAGCAATTTCTTCCATAAGTTGGATTTACAATTGAAGATCCTCCCAATATGGTTCCATAAAGGATTTGCTTTTGATATGATTTTATAATCGGACTGTTTTCATAAGTCATGATAAATGTATATATTATTTTCGCAATTTTTTATCCAATAGATTATATTAAAAATAACCGATAATTATATCTATACTAGTTTCTATACCTTAATTCTAAGGAGGCTATTATGGGTGCCACTAGCGTAACTGGAGTAGGTCAAGGTTCCGCCAGCAAGGTTGGACCAGCTATCAAAAACATTACCATCAACGATCCACATATCATCATGTCTGGTGATTGTGATACTTCTATCGATATAGGTAATGGTAACTGGCGAGCATTAATTCAATTTCCAGAATTACCACTAGGACCAGAACATTATTCTGTTTTCGTAATTCAATCTGACTATGGTGCTGACGATGGACGCAATCAATATCCAGCACACATCCAAAAGCTCGATGCAAATGGAAACAACGAAGATGATGGTTTCGAGAATGGATTTGGTGGCTTCATACTCCATACTGGCGACAATGAAGAACGCAGATTCATGTACATGGTCGTTAAAAACGGCATCAATGTAAGAAGCTAGTCAAACCTTTTATTTCCAGCGTAGATTTCTTCACGCTGGGAGTTCTCATGTCTATATAAAATTTTTTTAACACAACAAAAGGAGATTATTATGGCAGCTACAACTAATGAAGGAAGAGGAATAGGATCGGTAGAAAAATTTTTACCAAAAATCGTAAACGGTGTCGTGAAAAAAGAAAACATACAAGATGGTAATGTTTTTGAAAACATTTCATCAAATATTTTAATATCAACAGCAAATGGAACTGCTGGAAAAGATGATGCAAGCAGCATTACCATTAAAGCAGGTGATGGATACCCATTAGCGGTTGATCCTTCTGAGGCTGATGGAGTCGGAGATGATGCTGATGGTGGCAGTGTTTTCATCTACGCTGGTAAAGCTAATGGTAATGGCGAAGGCGGAAACATTGAAATATTCGCTGGTGATACCGGCAATGGTCCAGATGCAAACGCTGGAAATGTAACGATTAGAGGTGGTGATGCCGATAGTGTCGAAAACAGCGATGCTGGCGGTGTAAACATCTATGGTGGCGATGGATCAAGTGGTACTACTGACAGCGAGGGTGGCGATATTAATATTGAAGCTGGCGATGCTGGTGGCGATGGGTCGGCTGGTCATGTCCATATTCATGCTGGCGATAGTGGAACTGGAGATGGCAGCGATGATGATCCAGAAGCAGGTGACATAGAAATCACTGCTGGCAATTCACTAGCCACTACAGATGTAGATGGCGGAGACATCCGTATCGAAGCTGGTGATGGCACAGTTGATGGTCGTGGTGGTGACTTGAGTTTGACTACTGGTAATAGCGTTGGCACAGATCGTGCTGGCGATATGTTTCTTTCTTGTGGCACTAATTCTGGTGCTGGTAGAAATGGTCACATTTATATTCAAAGTATGCCAATCATGCCAGTATATGCAAATAATACTGCAAGAGATGCTGCTGCTGGTACTGCAACCAACGGCATGTTTTGTTACAACACAGCGACAAGCAACATAGAAGTCTATGTTGGCGGTGCATGGAAGAGTGTGGATGTAACTGCGATTGTTTAATGTAATATTTGAACGGTTTTAAATTTCTTGAAGCCGTTCAAATAAACTTAGTCTTTATGTTAAGCTAAGTTTATTGTGTTTGATTTTTTTTATATATAAAAGGAGATTATTATGGGAGCTACATCAACAGAAGGAAGAGGACAAGGTTCTGCGTCTAACATCAAGCCATTGGTTCTCAATGGTTCTGTCAAAACAGCAAACATCGAGCCAAACGCTGTGACCGCAGCGAAGCTCGACAACAACGCATTATCAAAAGCACCATTGGTGCTTGATACTGCTGCAATAACTCTTAATTCCAGTTTTGCTGGAATTCCTTTGGTTTTCACTAGGGCAGCAGGTGTTGTTGCTACTCTTCCAGCAGCTACTGGAACTGGTGACATTTATAAATTTTATGTTAATACCACTGTAACTAGCAACAGCTACAAGATTCAAGTAGCCAATGCAACGGACATTATTTCTGGCTTGGCTCTTGCCGATGATGGAGATGGCGAACCAGCAAATGGTTGGCCAACTACTTCATCTACTGATACTATTACAATGGATGGATCTACTCAGGGTGGCATCAAAGGCGACAGTCTTGAGATAATAGATATTGCTTCTGGTCAATTCTGCGTAAAAGCATTCCTTACAAATAGCGGTACTGAAGCAACTCCTTTCAGTGCAGCAGTTTCCTAAGTTCAATTAGTTCTGCATCTTGGCAAAAACCAAGATGCAGAACTATTCATTTCTCAAAAAAATTCATTTCAAAAAATATATTCATTTTACATAAAAAGGAGATTATTATGGGATCATCTAGTGTGACAGGAAGAGGTAATGGAGCAGTAGAAAACTCATTACCAAGAATTCAAAATAATGTAAAACTACTAAATCTAGCAGCAGATGTGACTTCAGCAATTGGAAACGCATCCTCTTCATCTGACATTTCGACCATAGTGTCGTACACTGATTCTGTTGTATCTCTTCCTGTTCATCAGATATCTGAATCTGATGATGGAAAACTTTTTTTGTTAGATCATGGACCAAATGGATTCATAACATTGCCAGAATTAAGCACTACTACGATTGGGCAGACATTCCGCTTTTTGACCACGGTTCGCCCAGATCAATTTTTCATCCAGTGCTATCCGTTTTCAGATCTAATGACTGGTAGTTTAACACTACACAAAAATGGCGTAGCTGAAACTAGAACTTTTGCTACCAGTGCTACGAGTAACAAAATCGAATATGGAACCAACAATAGTACTGGTGGTATCATAGGAAGTTATGTGGTAGCGATTAGTTTGGGAACCAGTTACTGGATACAAGGCGATGTCATTACAGATGGTGGTCAAACTGTAAGTAATCCTTTTGGCACAAACACATAAGCATTTTTTAATTTAATTTAAAAATAAAAAGGTGATGTGTAAAAACCACATCACTTTTTTATTTGTGAAGCTTACATATATCAGGGGGTATAAATGGGTGCTTCAAGCGTAACAGGAACAGGAATAGGTTCGGCTTATAAATCGAATGATTTATCTAGAGCTTCATTGAGTATAACAAATCTTGTTGGTCCAAAAATAGTTGCTGCTGGGATAGAAAAAATAAACGGCACAAGTGCCACGATCAAATTTCCATCACCATCTGGTGATTTTACCGATTACGCCATATTTCTCACATCAAACGATAAGGGTTGTCCTTACATTTCAAAAGAAATAAGTCCAGTTCCACAAAGTCATGATTGGACATTTACAATATCATCCAGCAACAATTCTGTTGTCAACTGGATGATAGTAAAGATTGGTATTGCTTAATCTTTTTCTGGTTTACTTATCTTCAAAAATTTATCTGACCATTCTATTGCCATGTGTAGTCCTCTAGCTAATAGTCCAACTATTTGAGTTGGATTTCCATTACCTTCTATTGCAATATTTTCTTTATTTGTGTCTTCCATCCAAACAACAGCAAAAGACAAATTCTTTCTTTTTTTAAGTTCTTTTGCAATTTGCTTGATTGTCACAAGTGATAAATCTGGGGTTCCGAATTCATCATATTTAAGGTTTTTTGAATTTTCCAAATAAGCATGAATTTTAGTTATGAATGTTTTATACAATTGTTCTTTATCCGCATGAAAAACAAGTTGGTAAGCCGTATCTTCTGTGCTTATTGGGTGTCCAAGAGAAACCATTTTACAAATATTGTCATCTCCTATTTCTTCTACAATTGCGGTAACAAATGCAAAAGAATATTCAGAATTACAAGAAAAGAAAAACCAAGTACTAGGATCTTCTTCGCTTTGAAATATTTTAATTCCTTCCAATTTTGAAAACATTTTGTAAAAAGTTTGATAATCATTTTTCATTAGTCCTCCATGAGTTTTGAGTCTTTTATGGCTTTGACCAATTTGATCAAGTGCTTGCACATTCCTTCTGCTTCATTAACATTTGCTTTCATTGCATTAGTTCTTGACTCATATTTCTTTCTTTTTCTTCCATACAAGCTCTTATCCAAAGAGTTGTAGTAATTGAATCGCCAGTTAAAATCTGGACAACTGCATCTTACTGCTACTTCATTTAAATAAGGGTTTATTCTTTCTATATAATACTTTTTATTATTGCTTGCGATTAGTTCTACTATGCTTTCATTCTTTGCTTTTGCAT